CATGCAGGTTCGAATCCTGCCGCTCGCACCAGCGCCGGGGTAGCCCAACGGTAGGAGGCGGGTGCCTTAGGAGCATCACAGTGTCGGTTCGAATCCGACCCCCGGTACCAACAGCAGCCGGCCCCTCACCTGAGCGGGCCGGTTCGCTTTGGGGGGCTCGTCTATGCCCGCATATACGGACAGTGTTCTGTATATTTGCACATATACGGCACCGCCGATTCCTTGCTTCCCCGCCCGCCTCTGGTATAGTGAGGCCGTGGCTGTGGCGGCGTGATGCGCCCGCGAAGATCGCCTTGCCGAGCATCGGGCGACATACTGGCATCTCGGACACAGCCAGCACCGGCCGCCTTCGGGTGGCCGGTTGCGTTTCAGCCCGGATGCACGATTGCACGATTGCACGATTGAATCGCGCATCACTCCTCGACCTTCTCCGGCTCCGGCTCACTCGGGTCGCGGGAGCCAGCAGCAGCGAGAATCCGCAATAGCCTGTCGAGCTTCACATTTGCCGCCCTGATTTCATGTCGCATAGCCTCTTCATGGCTAATTGGCGAAAACCTGCGGTTTGACAATTGGCCAAGCGCGGACTGCCCCGAGAGGCCCTCGCCGGCTGCGGCTGCGAAACCACCGTTCTTGTCATCTGACATCTGTGTTGTCCTTCATTTTCTCCGGCTCCGGCTTGACCGGCTCTGCCGCTGGCGTCGGGCAGCCGCTACCGATGTTGACGCACGGCGCGATGCGGCTGAGGTCGCCACAGGCCCCCAGCAGCAGGGCCATGAGGACAATGGGCAGGATTAGCTCATACCAGCGGATTTGCCGGAGGCGCGCGAGGGCGAGGAAGCGGGGGCAACTCCAGCCTTGGCGGGTCACGGCCCCGGCTCCACAGGCCCGCCAGCGGGCTCCGCAGGGGCCTCGGGCGGCGGCAGCTTCCCCGTGGGCCAGAACCGGCGGTAGAGCGGGTAGAGCAGGCCAGCCAGCACGGCCACCAGGGCGACATCGTAGCCGCTGTCCATGGCCGCCAGCTCGGCCCAGCCCTGGCCGCCCTCGACCACGAACGCGGCGAGGCCCTTCTTGGCCAGCAGCACCAGGGCGGCCAGCCAGATCGCCAGCGCGCCATACCGCTCCCGCAGCATGTCCATCGTGAGCTTCGGCATGGTCTTGCTCCAGGTTGTTGAGGGTCAGGCAAGTTCGGCCGGCATGTTCGCGTGCGCGCCCGCTGCCGTATAATCAGGGCGCTGGACAAAGAAAATTTCTTCGCCCGCCCCGTTAAAGAGAAAGCCGGGCTCGCTGCACTGATTGAAGTGCAGATCGCCAATGTCGTTTATCGCGGCGCCGTCTAGCGTGTTGCCCCAGAGGTGGAACACTCTGGTCTGCTGCGGTTCCGGGTAGGACTGCTCGGCACAAGAGGGGTTGTTTGGATCGGCGCCTTGTCTCGATGTGGCTTCAAGGTTGAAGACGGCAAAGCGACTGAAATCCAGGACCGTGTTGTCGAACGCCACACCATCGCCGCCGGCCATGTGGATGAAGGTCCAGGCCGACCTGGTCGCGCTGTTGCGACAATAGTTCCCATAGATTTCGGCCCAGCGGCCACTGGTCTGCTCGGCGCCGTTGAAGAGATACCGGCCATGGAAGCGAGCCTGGGCAAAGGAGCCCTGCCCGCCAAAGCCACGGCAATAACGCAGCACGCCAACGCCATTGCGCGACCAGTCGAACCAATGCCCCGCATCGTAGAACAGGCAATACTGCACGTAGGGCTGATCGAAAGAGCCGGCCAGGGCGTCCAGGTCGTAGGCGGCATAAGTGCTGGAGCTGTTGCCGCGCGTGCAATGGAAGCCCTCGCCATCGCCCGTGGTAAAGACCGCGCAGTGCGTAAGCAGCGCATTTCCGGGCGTGCCCGCGAAGTTAACCGCCTCGGCGTCGAAGTTGTCGAAACGGCAATAGTAGATTACCGTATCGTCTTGCGTGTTCACCTGGATGCCGGTGTCGTCCGCGGTGGTGCGCGCTTCGAAGTAGATATGCGAGACTGTCGAGCCCGGCACGTTAAGCGTTATCACCGTGACACCACCGCCGCCGAGCCCTACTGTTCTTATCTTTGTCGCCGGCTGGTAGTTGGCCAGTGCCGCCTGCGCCTGTGGGTCAGTGGTGGCCGTCAGGTATCCATTCGTGGCGGGCTGGAAGGCGGCGCCTCGAATGTGAACACGAAACCCGCCGGCCGGCTGTGTCCACCCGGACCAGCTCGACCCGGTCCCTTCCGGCAGCCAGATTGTGGCATCGTGCTCGGTCACCTGGTTGTATGCCGCGTTCAGCGCCGACACGGTGATGGCGGACGCGAAGACTTCCTGCCCATCGGGCGGGTCTTCCGGCACGTCATCGTTGGGGCCGGGCGTGAACTCGCCGATCGTGCCTGTAGGCGTGAAGTGGTTGCCGTTGCCGCTAAGATCGTTCAGCGGGTTGGCCAGCGATGCGTCTGGCCCACCGATCATGAACAGCGGCGCCGTGCCGGTGACCAGCGAGCCTGTCGGGCCTGGGTTGATCAGCTTGCCCTGGGCATCCCGCAGCAGCGCCTCGTTCTCGAAATACTCTTGCCACAGCATGATCTCGGCTAGGCCGCCATTGAAATGCAGGATCGGGTCAGTGTCCCCGGGAGCCGCGCCGATGTAGCTTGTGGTGACAGACGACATGGCGATGTCGCCGTTGACGTTCGTGGTCTCGTTCACCAGCGACGAAACACCGTCAAGACGGAAGATGATATCCTTCTTGGTCGCGCCGTCACGGCATGAGAAAAAGATGTAATGCGGGTCCGTGTCCGTCATGGGGTCAGTCGAGACATTGACCAGCGTGTTGCCGGCCGCGTCCGACAGAAAGAACCGTAATTGGTTGGTCCCGAGATAGCGGAGCGAATGCCCTGCGACGCTGCCGACGAAATGCAGGACCGACATGGCATCGGCCGTGTCCCGCTTCACCCAGCCGGCGATGGTCAGCTCGTCGCTGTCGACCGCTCCGCTCAGGGCGCCGCCAGTGCCGTAGTCGTCCGGGCTCTGGAACTGGAACGCCAGCGGGTCATAGTCCGCAGCCACGCCAACGATATCGACCGGCAAGTCCTGCGTGTTCCCGTTATCGGTAAAGCGGATCGTGATGGAAAACGCCTCGCTTTCGTTCGTGTCCAGACCATCCAGCAGGGTCGTGTCGGCCAGCGTGAGAGCGCCCGTGGTGGAATGAATTGCCGCCAGCCCGACAGGATTGCTCTGCAAGGACCAGGTGCCGGACTCGGCGCCGGTCTGTGTCGCCGTGCCGATCGCAGTCCCGTTCGCACTTCCCTGAATGACCCGGTTGGCTGATAGCGAGATTGTGATGTCGGGAGCGCCGGCCCCCTCGGTGACCGGGATGTTGAGCACAACGGTCGCCGTGGAGTTGTTACTGTCAGCCACCTGCACGGTAATGTCGTGCGCGGTCGCGGTCGCAAAGACAATGGAACTGGCATCCGCGACCGTGATCTGCCCGGTCCCCGAATCGACAGCGAAGCGCCCGCCGGCATCATCGGTCAGGCTGTAGACCAGCGGCGGCACGCCGTCGTCGACGCCATCGACGCTGCTGACAACAGTGCCGTTCGTGTCGTCTTCCGAGACACCGGCCGGGCCGTAGCGCAAATTCTTGGGGCCAGTCAGCGCGGCATAGCGCAGTATCAGCGCGGCGACCGCGCCGGGGAAGTCCGGGTGCGCCGCGACCTTAACGACAAGCGCGTCGATCTGTTCTTGCGTTGCGGGCATTGCTGTGCAGCCTTAGGGATCAGCCGCCGATTTCAGACGGCATCAGCCGGTGCGGCCGGGCCGGCACATACCCGGCCGGCAGTCCAAAGTGAAAGTCCCGGCCGTTCCTCATGATCTTGCCGGCGCACTTCTCGTTGAAATCGAAGCCGGGGTCGGTTTCGCTGGTGACCGGACGCCCCTTGTGCAGCAGCTTGTCGAGGTAGAGCGATGTGGTCTGCTGCGGGTAGGGATACTTGCCCGGGTCCAGATCATCGCAGAGCGGATTCTGCCCGTTCTTGCGGATCGTCGCTTCAAGGCCCAGGTGGACCAGATTGTTGCGGCTTTCATTGGTGACATCGCTGATAATGCCGTCACCTCCCTTGACCTCGATCAGCGCCCAGCCGACCGACTTGCCGATGCCCCTGAGGCAAATGATCTCGAAGTAGCGCACGCTGCCGACCCATTTGCGGCTCGGCGTGTTGTAACCGCCGTGCAGGCGCACGCCCGCCGTCCGGCCGACACCACCCACGATCGTGCAGTCGCGCAACAGGAACTTGCCGCCCTGTTTGGAGCCATCGACCGATGGCCCGGTCGGATGCAGAAACAGGCTGTTCTGGATCGTCACCAGGTCGTCGCCGCCCGGCGTGAAGGGGATACTGTTCCATGCTTTCTGCGAGCTGCTGGAACCTGGCCCGCTCCAGACGGGATGAACCGCGCCATCACCGACATAAACGTTGTCGGTCAGCAGGGTGCGCTGGTAGGCCGAGTCCCGCACCATGACGTCGCCGGAAATCCGGCACCAGTACACGACAGGATCCTCGCCCAACAGGTCCATGTACTCGATGCCAAGCCGAGAGAAGGTCGCACCGTCGCACTCGACATCAAACGACACGTCCGTGGTGCGCGGCTGGAACGCCGCCCCCGCCGCTTCGGCCGCGTCCTGATTGGCAGGTGCGCGGTAGGCCTTCGACCCCGGTTGCCAGGGCGCACCCATGATGTGCGGCGCATGCGGGCCGGTGACGCGCAATTTGCTCGCCCCCCAGCCACGGCCCGGCGGCAGGATGATGCGCTGCCCCCGCCTCGACCGCTTGGCTAGCGCGGCCTGCACGGCCGACATGGTCAGCTCCGAAACGTGGATATCGTCGGGCTGTGGGCCTGGGCCTGGGTCTGGGTCTGGCTCGGGATCAGGCCTCGGGTCCGGCTCGGGTTTTGGCGTGCTCTCAAGTACGGTGAGGCGCTGTTCGGCCGCCCCCACGCGGACGGCTAAAGCCGCCAGCGCCGCGTCAAGCGTGACGCCCGGAAAATCAGGCATGGGGAAACTCCTAGTTTAGGGTGGGGGTCAGGCGGAGGGAGTCAGCGGGGTTGCCATTTCAGCGCCACTCCCGCACGGGCAGCTTCTGCCGCGCCGCGAGTGCGGCCTTGATCCGGTACATGGCCGTCTCTTGCTCGTCTTGGCTGATCGGGAAATAGTGGTCGCGGCCGTCGTGGCGGATCAGCAGCTCGTCGCCCTTGCCACGGTCGATAATGTGAAGGCCGGTCATCGCGGGCCGCCGAAGCTCGTTCGCCAAACCTCCAGCGAATCCAGGCGGCGCTGCATATCGACGATGGAGTAGACCAGGGCGGTGCGCCGGCCTTGCTCGGACTTCACGTCGCCAAGGATCTCAAGCGCGCGGTCGAGGTCTTTGCCGATGCCAATGATGGCGTCCTGGTTATCCAGGGTCGTGCTGGCTTGCCAGCCGGCCCAGGCCAGCAGGGCTGCCATGCCGACCGTCCGGACGAACGACCAGAGGCCGGTTTCGACGCGCTTGACGCGATCGAACAGGGCCGCCAGTTGCGCCTTGTCGCCGTTGCCATTGGGGGTGAACAGGCTCATTCGTTTGCGGCTTCTTCCGGCTCATCTGCATCGCCCAGGATGAAGCCGTGATCGTGGGCACGGAGAAACGCCCTGACGGTCTCCATCGTGATCGCCCATGCCATGTGAGTGACGATCGCGCCCCAGGTGGCCGATACGCGCGACGGCACGCCGATCATCTCATAGCAGGCGCAGTCGTCATTCCGGTGGAACAGCGCGCCGCCGGAGTTGCCGAAGATGATGGGCGCGGTTGAAAGCAGGTAGGGATAGCTGGCGATCTGCTCGTGCCCGTAGGCATAGACGCCCTCAGACATGAAGGGCGGCTTGCCGAGCCCGCCGCCAACGGCGAAGACCGTTTCCGACATGTAAAGCTCGTCGCCTTCGGGCATCAGCCGTGCGACATTCGGCGCTCCGGTCTCCCGGTCACGTACCTTCAGGAGTGCCAGGTCGGCCGCCTCGTCATAGGCCACGATGTCGGCCGTCTTGCCGCGCGTGCCGATGAAAACAGAGAGATCGTTGTAGTCGTGCCACAGCACCTTGACGGCCTCGCGACGCTCTTTCTTGACCTCTTCCTGCTCGCGCGGGTCCCACTCTTCCTCGACCTTCACCGCGCTCGCGATGACATGGAAGTTGGTCAGGACGAAAGTCTGCATGTGGTCGTCGCGCTTCTGCGAATAGATGACAGTGCCGGACCCCCTGCCCTGCTTCGCCTCGACCTGCACCACGGTGTAGAGCATCTGCTCGTGCCGGATGATTAGGTCTGGGTCTTGGGCGGTGACAGGCTGTGCCCAGAGCGTGACGGCCAGGGTTATCCACAGGCCGCAATGTGCCAAATGACACACTTTGGCCATCTTAACGAAGGTTAACGTATGCTTGCTCATGACCCTCTCCATATCAGGGGGTTGTGGCCCTAGCCCGGCTTTCGGGCTGGGCGGGGGCCTCGGCTCCTGCTGTACACAGGGGCCGGGGCGCCGGAGGACTGGAGGTTGTCTGTACGGCAGGGCGCCGGCTATTCGGTATCTTGGGATAGCGCGCTAGCGCCCACGCTCCCGAAAAACGCGGCAGCACGTCGGCTTTGAATGTCTGTGTTGGCAAGCTTGATCAAATCGCGCAAATCATCCGGATTCAAAATGGTCCGCACCAGCACGCGATTGGCGGCGCCTTGACGGACTCGGTTGAAGGCTGTCAGACCGCGCCCCGCCATGGTGAAGATGCCGACGTACCACCTCGCCAGCCCATTGAGAGTTCGATTCCAAAGCGACGTGGCCGACGTATTCGGGAAGCGGGTTTCCTTGGAAGCCAGCCGTAGGGCATTGTTGAGTTGCGTCAGATCCTTGACGTATTGCTCGCCAAACAACTCTTTCAGCACCAGCGAATGCCCGCCTTCTCCGCCTTTACCAAACAGGAAATCCTCCAGCTTGGCATGGTTCAACTGCCGCTCACCGTGGGCGAACTGCCCCATGACACGATCGGCAATGACCTTTCTTGCCTCAGCCTGCACGCCGCGCAACACGTCAGGCGCCTTCTCGCGCCTCAGAATGCCGACCAACTCTCGCGCCTTTGCAGGATTTTTGGGGTCCAGGACCAGGGAGAGCAGCTTGCCGGGGCTGTTTATGTCGGCAAGCTCGGCCTCAAAGGTCTTGTTGATCGCACCCAGCGCCCGCTTGCGCGCTTCCTCGCGGGCCTGCAGGACACGCTCGGCATTGCCGGGCCGGCGAAGCAGGCGCATTTCGTCCTTGGTGAAGAACAGCTCCATTTGCTTGCCGCGGTCGCGCATGAACTGCTCGTGCTTGCGCAGATTGACCCGGCCTTCATCCGCAATCCCGACCGTCCGCTTATAGAAGTTGACCAGCGATTCCCTCATGGCCTGCATGGCCTGAGGATCATTCCGAATCAGCGCATGGACTTCTTCCGCCCCGCGCCTACCGCCGGTTATGATGGACGTGCGGAACACGTTCTCGTCCGCGATCTGGAAATTGGCATTCCGGCCGCCACTGCGCTCCATCAGCTTGCCGACCGTACCTTCGTCCAGCCGGGCCTTTTCCTGGGCGTAGCGACGAATGAACTGGTCGTACTGTTCGCGCAATGGATTCGCCTGGCTGCTCTCGCGCAAGTCCTTTTCCAACGCGCGAGCAAGGCGCCCATAGGCAGCGGGGGCCGGTTCTTCGGTTGATAGCCCTTTCGAGGAAATGCGTTGCGCGCGCTTCAGGGCCGAGATCGCTTCCCATGTCTCGGCGAATGTAAACCGGGCCTGAGGATCATAGAGCCGGTTTAGGATGCCAAGCTCTTCGTCAGTGAATTCCGGGCCAACAAGCCCACGCTGCGGCTGTTGCAACCTTGGGAACAGCGCCCGCCTTACTGTCGCATCGATATCGCGCACAACAGTCTGCAGGTTGCTGTTCTTGATGAATGGCGCGCCACCGGCAAGATCGTCCAGCGCCCTGGCCCCTTCCCGCGCCCAATCGGTAAAGGCCTGCTGTTCGCTGTCTCCAACCTCTCTCAGAAGCGGCCCCAAATCCTCATAGGGGCGGTCTTTGAGTGACGTGACGGCACGGTCAAGTTCCGCTTCGGCTAGGCTCACCCCTTGATCTGCGCGACGCGTGCTGCGGTCCAGCGCACCCTGGGCGACTTCCCGGACCCGGCCCTGTACTTGCTCGCCAGTCAGGCGGCTCTGATAGCCGCTGTTGATGACCTTGTTGAACTCTCGCAGGGCAGCGCTTTGCTCCTTTTCCCATGCTCCAAAGACCGCGCGCCACTCGGGAGAGCGCCGCAACATGTCTTCTATGGCCATGATATCTTCGTCGCCACTGGCTTGGCCGAGACTGAATTTCAGTCTCTCAGCACCAATGCGGGCGTTGATCGCGTCGGCCAATTCCTGGGCGGTTTCCAGTTCAGGCCCCAGCGCCTTCAGCGTCTCAGACGGAATGACCCGGCCCTGGACAATGCGAATGACCGCCTGTCCGATCCTGGTCAGAGCCGCCGCACCCACGCCGCCAGCAGCAGAAATGCCACCTTCCTTCAGGGCGCTCTCAATCATCTGCTCTTCGGTGATGTTCTCATTGATGCCAAGGTCTCGGCCAAGAGAGAGACGGAGTATCTCGCCCGCGAAGGCCCCCATGGCACTCGCCGCGACGACCTTTGTCGGGCTCTTCGCCGCGATGGCCACCAAGGCCCCCATGGCCATTTCCGTGCCAACCACCATGGCGGGGCCGCCAAGCGTCTGCAGCCCTTCCAGGGTTGCCCCGGGAGGCGTCACCAGGGCATAGCGGCCCGTGTCCTCGTCCAGGTATTCCAGCACGCCAGTCTCAGGGCCTATCCTGACCGGTATGTCGCGCCCAAGCTGGTTGCGGATTGATCTTTCATAAGCCAGCCGCCGGTTTTCATCATCGTAAGCCAGCGAGGCCAGGAAGTGCCCGGCCGGGGCTGCCTTGTCGGAGACCACGCCCGCGTCGGCCGCCTTCTTGACGATCTCAGGCAGCTTGGGCGTGATGTCCAGTTCCATGGGGCCGGCCGGGTCAGTGATCGGCGACACGGGCTCTGGCGGCCTTGCCAGGGGGCTTACGTCAAGCGCGGGCGGGCCTGTTTCCTCGGGCGGGCTCTGGCGGCGCTGCAGCTCTTCGCCCAAAACCTTCTGCCAGTCGGCCGACTCTGCCGGCGCAGAATCCCGACGCCGCAGCTCTTCTTGAAGAATGCTTTCAACACCCATCGTTTGTCACCCGCGGATTCCCAGATTCGGGACAGCAGGAGTCGTCACGGGAACGCCCGTCGGCTTGGCCCCGGAGCCGCTAAGCGCTCTCTTGATTTCCTCATCCGACATACGCGCGGCAGCCTTCTCCATCTGTTCTTTGCTCATACCCTCGAACAGCAACGAGGGCGGGCGCGGCCCTATATCGGTCTGCACACTGTCCCGGCGCGTTTCGTCCATGCGCAGCGCCACGCTGTCGAGAACCTTGATGAAGGATTCCGGGTTGCCGGTCGAAGAGCCGATGGTACGAATTGCCGCCTGGATATCCTTATCAGACAGGCGCGCGCCTTCCCGAGAGCGGGCCAGAGCAAACGCAAGATCAGTCACCATGCTCTGCATGACGGCGTTCTCGATGCCGATCTCGCGGAAGGTCTCCAGGTAGGCAGTCGGATCGGTCGAGGCCTCGACTTCAATCCCGGCCAGCTTCGCGAGTCCGATCGCATTGCCGCGCAAATCGGTTGCGAGCTTGGCCAGGGCACCCGGAGCAGACAGCAGTTCCGGCTTTCCCTCGACCTGGGTTTGCAAACTGCGAATGATGCGCAGCCCGCCCTTGGTGGACTTTTCCTGATCCTGCAGTTCCTCAAGGCGTTCCTGGCGCGGGATCGAATAGCCCTTCTCCTGGAACTCTCCGACCGTCATTTCGTCCAGGCCGGCAAGACGGCGCACGGCGTTCGGCACCGGCTGATCCGCTTCGAACTCGCCACGGGCCTCCAGCTTCTTGCGCTCGCCTTCCGCCAAGTCTTCCGGTGTGCGGCCGACAATCGGGCGGGACACTTCCGCCACCTTGTTGGTGCGCAGATTCTTCTGCACCAGCACGCCGTTTTCGTTTTCATAGGGCGCGCTGAATTTGTCAGTCGCCTGATCAAGCACCTTGATTTCGCCCGTGGTGATATTCTTCTGCACCAGATTGCCGTTCACGTCCCTGGTGGGCGGCCCGAACTTGTCCGCTCCAGCGGCCTTCATGGCCGCTTCCTGCTGTATCTCGGGCGTCGTGATGCCATGGTCGAGCAGGATATTCGGGTTGCGTGTCAGGGTGCCCAGCTCTGAATTGGACAGGCGCAATTCCTCAGGTATCACACTGCCGTTCAGTTGGCGCAACTCACCAAGGCTGACGGCTTTATCCTTCAGGAAGCTATCCGGGATTTTGCCCGCCAACTCGCCCATGACAGTCGCAAGCTTGCTCTGCACGACAGGCAGATTGCGCTCATCCGTGCTGGAGATCATGCGCTCCATGAAGTTTTCATTAGCCATCAGGTCGCCGATCTTATCCGGGTCGCCGTTTGTCAACTGTGCCACGATGGCCAGGTTTTCCTCATCGCCGAACACGTCGAGAAACTGCCGCAGATCGAATTGCTGGCCCTGCGTACCCAGCAGGATTTCGGAAAAGCCGGGGATCACGGCATCGAACTGCGCCCCGAACTGCTTGGCGAAATTCTCGCGCTGATCATCGGGGAGGCGGTTCATGACCTTCGTCGCCGTATCGAGCGCCTCGAAGCCCAGCAGCGAAGCCTTCATTTCATCGATCCGCTGCGACCGGGCAATCTGCCGTTCCTGGATCAGCCGGTCGCTCGGCAATTCCTGCCCACGCGCACCGGCCGCGAAGTTCCCCAGCACGACTCCGATGGCCCTCAGGGGGTTTTCCTCGAACAGCGGCGCGGGCTGGGCCGCAGGCTTGGACCGCGAGATCACGTTGCCCGCCGTCGTGGCCGTGTCAGTCTCACGCAAGGCATTCGTGGCCGGACGAGCCGCCAGGCCCAGGCTGAGAGGGGCTACCATGATAGGAAAATCTTCCCTATTGCGTTCGTGGGCGGGACAACCGAAGTTTGCACCATGCGTGTCCTTATCGCGTTAACCATTGCGCTGGCCGTGCTGGGCGGCGGCTGCGCCTCGGCGGTCGCAGACGAAGGTGCCAGCCTCGACAGGCTGATCGATGAGGAACTGCAACGCCGTGGCGAGGGTCGGTCGACCTTGGATATTTTGAAAGAGGTCGAAAGTGAGGCGCAGGCGGCTGCAGACGAAGACGCCAGCGTCGACTGGAGACGGCTGCTCGAAGAGGAACTGCAGCGGCGCGGCACAGAAAAGATAGAATCCTGGGTAGGGCACCCAGCGGACGATTTGGTATTTGCCCTAGGACCACCAGCGCAAGATGTAGCTCTCAGCGACGGCAGGCGGGCGATGACCTATCAACATAGTCGCTTGCACGAAGGGACAAGCTACTACTGCACAGTGATCTTCCGAAGCACCGCAGCCGGGACCATTTCCAGCGCCAATGTTGCCATCGGCAATTTTCGTGGATGCGACCGGCTCTTGGGCTCAATCCCGGCACCCTGATCCATGCGCCTGATACTCATATTGTCCATGACCCTGATGCTAGGCGGCTGCTGGGTCACCAGCACAGAAGCAATCTACGGCGGGCTGGCCCTTGGGCTCGGCTGGATCCTTGTCGACGAGGCAATCGAACACGGCGATCCGGACGATGTCAGCCCGGAAAGCTCACACCGGCTGCCTTCAGAGCCCGCGAGCACCCTGCGCTCCGAGAGCCTGGCCCGACCGCACCCCCGTACCCGCAGTGCTGCGCCCTAGATCGCGCGACAGATCGCCGAGACGAGTCACGCTTCTAAACTCTTTCTTGTTCTGGATATTAGGCGCAATCGTACCGGCGCCGACGACGCCTGGCGTCTCGCCAAAGAAATTGCGCATGATCATTGAAACCACTTTCATGCCCGGCACCGCCCCGATACCCTTCATTATGGTGTAGTCGGAATCCTTAAAACCCAATGTTACCCTGGGGCCAGACGCCCCTGGCCCTGACGCCACCGGAGACCCCGGCCCCACGACAGGCCCCTTGCCGCCACCCCTGGCCGTCGAGAGCCCAAAGGACGCCCGCCCGGCAGCCCGGTTGAAGGCCGCGAGCCGAGTGCTGGCCTGTGGATTCGGCTTGTCACTGAAGGCCCCGGTACGGCCGAAATCCGCCGTCGTGAAAAAGGCCCTCATCATGTTGCGCGCATAGGCGGCGCCCGGCCCTGGCTGGCTGGTATCCACGACAGGCAGCCCGGTATGCGGGTTGACGAGTCCCTGTGGCCCCCCGCCACGCTCACGGGCATCCCGCCTGGCATTGTCCTCAATGGCCTGGAGGGGTATCAGGCCCTCTGCGGGGCGCTGCTGGTGACCTAGGCCGGCTTCCTTGATATCTGAGGCTGATGGCATCAGGAGCCCGAGCCCACACCTATGGCTCCCAGGCCCTCCAGCACGGCACCGCCGGCCGCGAGACCCTGCAGGCCCAGGCTGGCCGGGCTCGGATTGGAGACCTGTGTCTGGCTCCGCGTCCCCGCCAGGCTGCTGATTGTTGCAGGCAGGCCGGCATTGACCCCGGTCGCCAGGCCCAGCCGCAGTGAGCCCTCGGTCTGGCCGAGGCGGAGGCGGTTCTGGAACGCCTGGTCACGCAGCGTGGCAGCGAAGTCCTCTCGGGCGGCCAGCAGTTGCTCCTGGTTCTGCGCCAGCCCCAGCGTGACGCGCTTCTCCTCCAGGGGCAGTGTCAGTTCGGTCAGGGCCGCCTGGGAACGGAGCGAGCTGGAGAGCTGCCCCTTCTGCCGCACCCCCTCGGCCGCGATCTTGCCGCCACGGTCAAGAATCGGGCTGTCGCTGGGCCTCAGGCCCAGGCTCGGGGCCAGTTCCTCTTTCAGGGTCTCGAAGGCCTGCAACTGCGCCCGGTCGATATCGGCATTGCCGGCCTCCAGGGCGCCCTCGGTCGCGGCCTTGATGAGCGCCTTCTGCTCCGTGGTCGCGCCACTGCCGGAAAGGATCTGATCAATGGTGAATTGTGCCAGCTCGTCGCGGCCAGCCTCGAAGCCCTTGGTCCTCTCGGCCTGGCGTACCGACTCAGCCCCGAGCGCGTCCAGTGCAGTCTCGCCGCCCTTGACGCCTTCCTCGATAAAGCCGCTCGCCTCTTGGATAGCCTTAAGCTGCTCTTCGCCAATCGAGCCCTGAAGCTTGGTAAGCCGCTTCTCTTCCGCGCTCGGCTGCGATGGCTCGACAACGGTCGTCTCGCTGCCCACGTCGAAGCGGACGCCCCAGCCGAAAACACCGCCATCACGCGGCTTGCCCGGAATCCACATCACAGCCGCCATGCCATTATGTTGCCCTGGCTCATCCTGGTACAGCCCCGCTTCTTCAACAGCCTGTTCATCCGCTTGTTCTTGAACGCCACCATGGCCGTCGCGAATTGCGACCCGCCAGCGCGCAATGTGCTCGTCCCAGAAATGAGCAGCATGCGCGCGGTCTTGCTCTTCAGGTAGTCCGTCAGTTCGGCAGAGACAGCAAGCATCTCAAGCCGGCCAAACGGTTTCGCAGGCGCAACCTGGATACAGCCCACCACTTCGCCATCCTGTACGGCAACGAGCCAATAGGGAGCGATATCGGACCATTCGACATCCTCGACTTCAAACCCGGCGTCCCGCACAAGCTGGCCAATGGCTTCACCCTGAGCGTTCGATGCTATCAAAACTTCCGTTCTTGGCGTCTTCGATTTCTCGTCTGGTCGTGGCATCGATCACACCCTTGGTCTCCAAGGCGTCGAGCAGGATGGCCATCCGCGATGGCTTGGCCTTCTCGGCAGTGAGAAAAACCCGGTACTCCTGTTCCCAGGCGTCGAGATTCTCTGGCGTGGCCTGTTCGGGCGCCCCATCCGGCCAGCGCAGCAGCGTATCGCCCGTAAAGGCAATGCCGCGCATTTCCTTGCCGTTCTCGGTCCACTGCTTGGATTTCCAGCAGGCCGCTTGTGCGCGAAAACTCATGAGGTCAGAACCTCCATGGCCACCAGCGCACTCGCGTATCTGCCGTCGTTGACCGTATCGGCGTCGAGGCCGCCACGCCCCACCACGCCGGTCCCGCCATCGCCGGTGCGCATCTGCAGCTTGTAGGTATAGGTCCCGGCCGTGCCGGGCGCATCGGTCCAAACGCCGCCCATACTATTGATGCCGTGTTCATTGCCGGCAATGGAGCCTTCGCTGCCGAAAGTCGCCCGCGTCCGGGCGCTCGATGTATCGCCGATCGCTATGGCGGTCGAGTCGCGGATCAGCCTTACGAAGGCCACTTCCCCGTTCGTGGGGTTGGAGAAAACGCCGTGCGACATCAGGGCCACCTTGTTCGCATCGGCCCCCGTAGTGATGGAAACGGACAAGCCCGTAATGTCCGTGAAACTCGTGTCCGTCGTCGTGAAAGTGTCGGTCTTCGTCGCATAGCGCACCTGCAGAACGGCACTGGACATGAACGACAGAACGCCGGCCCCGTCCGTGGCGAGAACCTGATTGGCCGAGCCGTCGCTGTCGGGGAATGCCAGCTCATCATCGCCCAGCTTGACCGCTCCGGCCCCCTTGCCTTTCAGCAGCAGGGCAACATCCGCGTCAGTACCACCCGGCTGGATCAGCGGGCTCTGGCTCGTATTGGCCGGCGTGATCTCGATATAGTTGACCGCGCTCGCGTTGTCGGAAGTGGAGATGAAATCGAGCGCCGTATTGCCTGCCGTGTTTGCCAGCGGAGAATTGTAGACAAGAACGCCGTCGCCCTTGGCGGTAAAGCCAAGGTTGATGTCCGTGTCATCGCCCGTGGCAGAAATCGTCGGCGTGTCGGAAGTCGCCGCCGCCGTGATCGTGACTTCGTTCACGGCATCGGACGTGCCCGTGGCGATCAGGATATCGTCGCCTTCGGCAGTCTGAAGTTTGACGGTGCCGGCCGCCTGCGGTCTCAGACCGAGGTTGACATTCGCATCCGTGCCGGCCGCGAGAAGATGGGGTGTGTCGGACGTGGCAGCAGCGACAAAGTCAATGCCGTTGACGGGACTCGTTACTGTGGCGTGGTAGCGGAATAGGTCTTGCCCGCCCAGCTTGAAATCAATCCGATCGTCCGTGTCCGCCGTGATCGAGGTATCGGCATCGGCGTCCAGGACCAGCTCAAAGCCGTTTAGGTCGACAAGCTTTGTCGCAGGGAAGACCAGATCGACGCCGTTGTTGATGATCTGCGAAAAGGATGAGTTCAGGTCCGCGGCGCTTAACACCTCTCCCGCGAGGAAGACCTTGAATGGACTTATCGAGATGGGACACCTGCCCGGCCATGCGCCGCAAATACATCAGGCATTTTCCGTACTCCAAGCGCCGCCCTCTAGGGCTACCGAGAAACTGTGAACCTCGACATCCTCGTAGTTGCCGGCGTTGAGAATTTCGTACTGGATTGAACGGAAGCTTGCAGCGTCCTCCAGGGTAAACCAGCTATTCACAAAGGAACCGCCGCCCAAAACGGAAGTCCCGAGCGTGAACTGATTGACCGTGGCTGGCGCCAGAACGTCGCCGCTTGCTGTCGTGACCTCCCTGGTCTGCTGCGCGTTCGCGTCACGCTGATAGCCGAAGGTGATTGCACCAATGTTGCGCGGCACAACGCCGAGTCCGCATTCCCGGACGGTCTTTTCCTCAATCGGTATGGAGTAATTGAGAAACGGCGTTTTCACCTGGTACGTGATGGCCGTGTCGCCGTCTATCGAGCGATCCGTCTGCTGCATCTTGCGTACAAACCCGTCGTTGCCGCCCGCCATGACGATGCGCCGATTGTTGGCGCCGCTGTCTATCACACTGGCGAGACAGCCGCAGACATCCGAGAAGCCCGGCCATTCGCTCCAGCGCGGCGGATCAAAGCGATGGTCCATAACGAGAATCTGATTGTTGTCCGTCGCGCCGTCGACAGGGACAGCGAACAAGACAACCTCCAGGGTGCTTGAAGGCGCGGCCCAGGCATGCTTAAGCCGCGAGAAATTCAGCCGCCGGCCAAGATAGTTCGTGTTGATCGGCCGCGACAGGGACGCCTCGTTGAAATCGCCGAACGCTGCGGTCGCTTTCAGGCTGTGGATCGATCCGTCGCTCCACATAAAGCCGATATCGTCATGATAGCGAAACAGCGTGTTCTGCCCGACCGCGCCCAGGCCTTCAATGAAGGTCGTGCGCGCAAAGGCGTCGTCACCAGTGGGGGCAGAGCCCGTGATGCGGTGAATGGAGCCCTTGTACGGCCCCTTGAACACCCACAGATCGTTCTTGTGGCTGATGATGGCCGTGATACGGTCGCCGTCATCCGGGTCGATATCAATGGAACCAGAGCCGGAGCCCACCCAATCTTCCGGGTCCAGGCTCACACAATAGTTGAGCCGGGATGGAGTCGAGCCCACGCCCGCCGCCCACATGCGGTTCTTGTGCGTCGCCGCGAAAGAGAAGTTGGGCGGCGTCCCCGCGAGGTTCTGTGCCGTCGATCCGTCCCATGACTTCGGCACGTCGACATCGTTTGTCAAAACCAGCAGATCATTCAGCACGGCGTAGCTCGGCACGGCATCGGCCGTCAGGCCGGTGAACAGGTCCGTGAAAGCCCCGTCCGCGTCGTCTTTCTTGGCCTTGGTCCCTACATGAATGACCCTGTGCTGCGTCGAGGCCCCGCCGGTCCCGGACAGCCAGAAATCGAACAAGCCCTTGATAGCGGCGCCGCTCTCCAACTCAGTATCGTGCAGCTTGATCGTGCCGGGGGCCTTCCTGGGGCTGCCGTCCAACTCATAGACGATATTGCGCGCCGTCTCCAGGAACGGCAGGCGCACCACATTAGCACCATCCGGGGAAACGTCCGACGTTGGGCCGAAATCCGTCGCCCAGCCGCCGTCAAATACATGTCGGATCAGAATGCGTTTTGATGTCATCGCAACTGATCGAACCGTGAGCCAAGCACATAGCGCGAAGAACCGCCGCTATAGGGCCGCTTGGCTGATCTGACATAAGGCCCGACTCTGGGGGCGATCTGCGGGCGCTTGCCGCCGATCTCGGTATCAGCCGTGATCCGCAGCACAACATCTGTGTACTGCTGCTGCACTTCGGCAGAGCGCGTGTCATTCTTCTTGTCGCGATACCAGTGCCAGAGAGCATGAAACAGGACCGCATGCCGGTATCCAAGCGGCACAGTTGGCTCATCGTCATCGGCCGAGAGCTGCGTCTGCTCCGTGCCATCACTCGCCACCGCCAGCTTGTTGGTCACGAAGCTGTAGGGAATGAGTGAGAAGTCTGCAGGGGGAGGATGGAACTGCACGCGACGAACCAAAGCCGTGGAGCCGGAAAAGCCTGAATTGATGATCGATGCTGCCACAGGGTCGCCGGTTGCACTGGTGCGCGGCACGCGGCGGCGGAATTCCGTGGTCGAGATCAGATCGATGTTGCCGCGCGTATCGAAGCGCTGCAGGTCAAAGGGCCTCAGGAAATCCGCATGGAGATCGTATTCGTCCTCGAAGTAGACATAGGACGCCTCCGTTGCGTCCTCCCCGACATAGGGCGTCGCCAGCGTGATCTGGGTATCGCTGTCAACCGAGGAAATCTTGTAGACCGGCTCCGTCCCGTTCAGCACCAGCTTACCGGTTGACCGCGCGTTCTTGACCGAGAAATCGTTGTTGGTATCCCATAGCGTGTCGGTGCCGGTGACAGTGGTCGAGCCTCTTGTGACCGCCACCTCTCCAGTCGTGTAGCGCTGCTGCGTCCTGAGAACAGTGCTGCGCTCGCACCAATGGAACTTCTCGCCGAAGCCAAGGTGCATGTCGACCAGACCGACGTTGATGTATCTTTTCGCTTGGCTCTCCGTCGCCGTTACGCCCGTCTGCTCGTGCACGGCATTGAGCAAGCCGGAGTAAAGATCGGAGAAGTCTGTGTATTGTGTGGTGGAACTCAACAGAATCTCCGCCTGTTACGGATTAGAGCCTTTATTTGCCGCTGTCTTCGTGTGCCAGGAATGGCGGGCTCTTCTTCCGGAGTATCGCCAAGCCCGCTATAGAGCCAAGCAAAGCCCAGAAGATCGTCAGCCGTCAGAGAGGCGCCGACAATCGGCTGAAGCGAGCGCCATGGCTGCCCAAGATTGACGGCCGTCAGAAGGCTGGAGGCGTTCACGACGACGAGGTCATTTCGCCGATATCGGCGGAATCGCTGGTGGCGCTTAGCGACGCCGTGTGGGCAATTGTCGTCGCGTCATCATTGTAGATGCGCAGGATGCTTGGCGTCTGGACCTTGCGGTTGCGCCACGCCTTGTAGAGAAAGCTGATCTTGTCCGCCAGCGAGATTGTGGCCCCCGGCGCCCCGGCCCCAGGTTCGGCGAAGGTGTCGACGTTCAGAACGTCCAGCACCTCTGTGTTGACTTCGGCGGCCGAGAGATCGTTCAATGCCTCTATGGTGCTCACGACCTCCCCGACCACCGAGCCCGCGACAGCCGTACCGGCGGTTTCATTGCTGTCCGTCGTGAAGGCGCTGATGATGGTCTGAACGGCAACCACCCCAGCGGTGGAGGTGTTGATATCGGCCACGTTGACATCAAGTTGTATCGCCCCACCGGCATAGCCGGTGCCGTCATAGAAGTTCACAAAGTTGTCGAAGGTATCGCTGGTCCCGAATGCCGTTTCGATATTGTCGGCCGTCTCCTGGCTGCCGGAAATCCGCACGGCATCGACCGGCGCCAAGACCTGGAAATGATCGTGCGCATTGACCGTCACGCCCCCCACGACGGTTTCCTTGTAGACGACATAATCCTTGCCGACCTCAAAGCCGTCCGAGGAGTTGAGCGTGATTTGCTCGCTGTAGAGACCAGCCGTATTGGCGCTATCCAAAAGAGCCAGTGATCCGTTTACCAGCGTGTCGCTGGTCTCGTCTTCGTAAATGCGGTAAGTCGGCGCCGTCGATGTATCGGTCGCGGCACCCGTCGATGGATCGCGCGTTGTCGAATAGAAGGTCAACGTTGCGCCGACATTTCTTGAACCAAGATAGCTCATGTGATTCCTCTTGGTCCTGCCCAGTCTGGGTCCATGGGACCGCCATCATCCATGCCGGACCAGATTATGCCGGCCACAGCACCCGCCGGCCGCACGACAAGCGTGTTCGCGACCCAGCTTTCACTTGAAGCCAGCGTGAACGCGTCTGGGTTATCGGTCGCCCCCGTCAGTTCCCGGAAGGCCGCGCCGCACGAGCAGCCGCTGTTCGTCCCGCCCCCGCTCACAACGTTAGCGAGATCGACGTAGTTCGTCGGCGGGTCCGTGAAGCTCACGTCGTCATCCGCCGCCACGCCGACAGCAATGAACAGGTTATCCTCCGCTCCCCAGGAAGCCGTGAGAGAGGGCGGATCGGGCGCTGTCCCGGCCTGTACGGCAGCCGTCCCAACCTCAAGGCCCGCCAGATCCTTGAACCAAGACGCCGCAGTGACGCGGATCGCAATCGCAGTGCCCGTCGTGGCGCTGTCCACTACCGCCGTGGCAGTACCGCCGTCCTCCGACCCGTCCGCAATTTTGGCATAGACGGCCATGTTGGCCAGGTTGTCACGGTTCACCTGGGCCATGATCTCAGTGTAGCCACTGGGGGGCGTGGCTATGTTGTTAGTACTGGCGCCCAGCCAGCTATAGACGACAGCCAGCAGGTCGTTGGCATCAACCGTGGCAGGCAGATCAGCCGCCTGGTTGACCGTCGCGGACCCGATAGCGGTGGTTGTGGTCGAATAGGTCCAGGGCATCAGCCGGTCTTGGTTGCCGCCACAACCGCGTCGAGCTTCGCAATGGCGTCCGCGATCAGCGGGTCTGACGGGTCAACCGGCGGCTCGGCCAGGGCCTCCAAGGCGCCCTTCGCATCCGTCAGCGCGGCGGCGATCCGCTGGAACACCAGCCCGACATTCGCCTCGCTGTCGCCCCATTGGCGCTTGGCCTCATCGGCGACACGCGGCACGGCAGCCAACACGGCCAGCCGGTCCAGCGTGCCCTGCGCCTTGTCGGCGAACCGGGCCATCTCGCCTGCCGTGATGCGCTGGCCCGTCGCCGCAGCCGAAAGATTCGCGCTGAACTCGCGCGCCCGCCGCACGAGCCGACTGGCCTCCTCAAAGGCTTCGACGGGCAAGGGGTCGACTGGCCATTCGTTCGCCATGATCCGGAACCTTTGCAAAAAGGGCTGACAGGGAGTAGAATCTTCAGAGTCGGGGGCTTACCAGGAGATGAAAAATGTTAATATTCATCGCAATGGGCGGCCTTGTCGCAGGCGCCGCCCTCGAATACTTCTGGCTGCGGAAGCTGTATCCAGCGCTCGGACGCTGGGCCGATAGCATCAAGCCGTCAGATATCCCCCCGGAATGGCGCCAGCGTACTCTGACCTAGGCGCCCGGTGGCCCCGGCCCTGTACCCAACCACGGCCGGGGCCGCTGCTGACCATTCCGGCACAGCGTAGGCTAAGCCGCTTCCGCCAGCTTCTTCTCGTATTCGCGGATAAGCGCTTTGGCGCGCCGTTCCGCGTCGTCGGCATCGGCCCGCTTCTGCTTGAACTCGGCCTCCAGTTCGCCTAGCCGTACATCACGCTTGCGGTGCCGCTCGGCCATATCGGTCTCACGCCGGTCAAGCTCGTCATTCCGCGTGGTATTGGCGGCTTTCCCGTCATTGACGGTTTTCCAGGCCGTGGCCGCGTCCTGCCTCGCCTGCAGGACAATGCGCTCCGCTTCCTTGCCGGCATTGCCGAGAATGCCCGTGGCCCTCGCCCGAGAAACCGCCTCCATGTGCTCGGCCTCGGCCAATATCTTGCCCGCGTTCTCGGCGTGGCTGGCCGCTTCCTGGTGCAGCCCGTCGACCTCTTCGAGCCGGCAGCGCCGCTCCACTGCGGCCTCTGACTCTTTCCTGGTCTTTTCCATCTGGGCGTTCAGATCAGCAGCGAAGCGATTCAGCATCTCGCAACGCTCCCTGAACTTATCATCGTCCAGAATCGACCGGACCAGGCTGTCCAGGGTGTCATCCCAGGGCGTGACGTACGACATGACTTATCTCCGATAAGCGTGATTGCGGATGGCGCCGTCCGAGCCCCAGCCGGCAGCGGACTTGGTCTTGATGAGCGCCCGTGGAGTGGTGCCGGACATCTTCACGTAGCAGCCGCGCATGAGCCGAGCCGGCATGCTGGCGGGGTCGACCAGCTCGTTGTTGGCCGTGTTGGAAAGCCGGACCACGAAAGAGCCTTCGTCGTTCGTGTTCGCATCGTCCGTATCGTAGATTTCCACCACGCAATCCGTGCCGGCACCGGAGATCAGCGAGATGTTGTCGATAACACCTGGACCGACGAAGAGGTGCCCGGATTTGGTCAATACCGTTTCTTCATCGAAACGATGCGTTGGAGGATAGAGCCGCGTATCGTCCGTCACCACGCTATCGAACAGCAGAACACCCGCAGTGGTACCAACATCCTGTCCGGTCACACCCAGAACGCCTGACGTGATATCGGCCGAAGCAATGCCCGTCTTCTGAGTCGCCTCGCCGCCGTCCAGCCAAAGATCGAGCGTGCCGGACGAAGTTTCCGGGTCGAAAAAGGTCTCGACCGTATGCCATTCACCAGTAGCGATGGACAGCATGCTGGACGTGTCGGCAGATGCCTCTCCAATTCCTATCCTGAGGCCGTTTGCGGTCGTGTAATTGAGATAGACGCCGCACTCCACCGTGTTGGTGGCGGACCAGTATTGCAGAACCGAGAACTCGTTCGTGTCCGCCATGACGATATTGGGATCGATCCACAGCATGAAACGGCCATAGAGATCGTCCGTCCCAGAGGTCATGTCCCAATCGTCGTTTTCCTGCACATAGGCGTCATCGCTCGTGCCAAGTGCCAGATCGACTCGCATGCAGTAGGCGCCGCGCCATGGCATGGCGAGGCCGGGATAGCGCGCCAGATCGGTATAGTGAGGGAAGTCCAGCCGGACACTATCGTCCTGCTCGGCATCGAAGTCGCCGCGCGTGCCGGATTCGAAACTTTCCTCGCTCAGATATGGAAAAGCCATGGCCCTACTCCTTCGTCTCCACAGCCGCGATTTCTGCCTCCGCTGCCGCGACCTCGGCCGCCAGCACATCCCTCGTCTTGCCGGACGACGGAATGTTCAGCGCCTTGGCGCGCTTCTGCAGCTTGTTCCACTCGGATTCACGGCGGACGGGCTTCTGGCGCACCTTCGCGGCGGGCTTGGCCGGGGCGTGAACATTCACGTCCGAGTCCGCCGTATCCGTGGGGACACTTGTCTCCAGCCCGGCCGCGCGGCGCAGAACCTCGACCAGCTCCTTGACCTGGGCGCGCTGGTCCGCCGTCATGAAAGCGACCTTCTGGAAAATCTCCAGCTCATGCGCGCGCAAGAAATCAAGGTCGTCGCTCGATAGCACCACGGTATCGCCCACACCACCGGGCGGAAAATGGAACTGCTTGCCCGGAATCTGGGCATTGTCCATGCTGAGTTCCTGCGACCCACCAACCGGCCTGTAGGCCTCGAAGTTCGCCACGTCATGATCGTTGTCCAGCGCCCCACTGGCCAGTAACCTCAGGCGGATATTCTGCCACTCCAGCAGATTCGCCTTGTGGTTCTTCTCCCACGCCATGTGCTTGCCGACCGCACCGGGCGGATTTTTCCGCATTTCCGCAGCGGTCGGCATGGACTCGCGCATGTCTTCGCGCAACTGTTTCTCGCGCGCCTTGGCTCTATCGACCTCAAGCCCCTCGTAAGCCCTGGGGGACTGGACATCGAGCGACTTGCGCAGCGCCTTGGCACGGCGGTGATACTCGCCGATATCCTCGATCTGCGCCCGGATGTGAGGCGGCGCAGTAAGGGTCCGTGAGATATTGTCGATCTCTTCCTGCTCGGCCTCGACCTGACGCGGGCGCATCAAAGGCGTGGTGGTCTCGAATCTCTGCTCTTCCATGATTGCTCCTTGCGGTCAGGCCGCCGTGGCGGTCTCACGCTCTTGCGTGTCGCCGTACAACTTCTCCGTCTCGGGGTCCTGCCAAGCAGACGAGTTGTCCAGCCTGAGAACGCCCTTCATGACGCTGGCGAGGATTTCCTGCGCTATCTTCTCGTTGGCAGACTGCTTGTAGCCATAGAGGGCCGTATGCCACGGGTAGGGCTTGATCAGCATCGAAGAATCGCTGATCGCGATCTTGATTCCACGGCCCATCGCCTGGCCAACCCAGAAATCCAGGCAGGCCTTTTGCGGGAAATATTCCGTCGAAGCCCCGTAGCAGACGATATGATGCAGGACGATGACGCTGGCCTTCTCCATGATCGCTTCCGCCAGCATGTAGGCCATGGTCGAGGTGTAGTAGTCGAAGCCGAAAGCCTTCCTGGCTTCCCTCAGCTTGAAAGACCGGCTCAAAGGCACCTCGGGATAGTGTCTCTGGCAAACGATCGGCACCTTCAGGCTGTTCACGGCCTCGATAAAGGCATCCCCGCGGACGCGATCGGCGTGTCCTGGCCAGAAGCGGTCCATGGCATAGACGCGGTCGCAATTCGGCTGAATCTGGAATGCGCCATTGACGCACCAGACTTCCGCGTCCTGCTTGTCGGCTTCCCAGGCGCCGATGCGCCCAACGAGGATGACCTTCTTCATCAGGTCGAAAGCGTCGCCGGCAGAAGGATGCCGGATTCATCGATGGCGTTGACAGCGTAGTTCTCCAGGCAGAAGCACGAGCCCGGATCGAGCAGGGTCGTGACATCCGCCGCCGAAAGGCCAGCGAGGCGGTTGTTCGCGATCACACCCGTATGAGCCACATCGAAGTCGATGCCGTTTGCCGCATTGGTGGGATCGCGGTTGACCAGGATGTTGTCGGCGATCACCAGCCCGTTGCAAACCGCAGCATCGGAAGTCGACCCGATCATGTTCACGGCGAAATCGCCAAAGATCGCATTGCCGATGATCTTGGTATTGTCAGTATCGTCCAGGCGAATTGCCTGGTCGGCCCCCGCCGCGTCCTGGGCAGTCATTGTGCAGCCCAGCACTTGGCAGCGGTCCACGGCATCGATATCAAGGAACAGCAGGAAGTCGTCGCCGGTCGCGTCGAAGTTCCATTCGCAGTTGGCCAGCGTGACATCCGCCGCATCAACATTGACCGCGACCACCACGGCCGAGACACTGGCCAGGAAGCGGACGTTCTCGATATAGCTGTTGGCCGCGTCGATCTCGAACGCCCCGGCTGTGCCCGTATAGGTGAAGGTTGGCCGGGTCGTGCCGACACCGATGCCGATGACACGCACGCCGGCAACGTCGATCACCGCGTCCGTGGCCGCGTCCAGGTTCTCACCATGGCCCGGCATCAGGAACACCATGTCGCCATTGTTGGCCGTGCACTTGTCCATCGCACCGTTCAGGGTCGCCAGCGACTTGTCGGGCGAGGTGCCAAGGTTACTGTCACTGGCATTGGTGGCGCCGGAATCGACAAAGAAGACGCCGCCGGTCGTGAAGTGCGAGCCGGCACCGAGCTGCGGCATGCCGAAGCTCGAAACGCCATGGGGGAAATGTGTAAGAGGCATTGTATGGTCTCCAGACTAGGGACGTGCGCGCAAAGGCGGCCCGCCCGGGGAAATTGCATCCCCGCTTACCCGTAGTGATGACTTGTCCTGAGGCTCAGACGCCGTCCGACTTGGGATAGACCTGGGCGCGCTTCACGCCGCCGGAACGCTCCGGGCCTTTCTTGCCCGGCGCGCCCATGCCCGGAAAGGCCGGCTTCTCGTTGAATGCGGCCGTCTGCCCCGTGGTCTTCTTCGGGGACAGAGGGGGCGGCTTGCGCCCCCTCATCTCGGTTTCCTTAGGCATTATGGCCTCCCATCTTGCTATGATGGGCAGCCCCATTGAACCGCTTCGGCGGCTTGCCGGGCAGTTCTTCGGACATCTGCTCGAACTGGTGCTTGCGCATGTCGGCGAACCGCTTGGCACGCTGCACGCGGGCGGGGTCCTTCTCGATCTCCTTGGCCCGGATCAGGACACTGAGATCGGATTCCGCTTCATAGTCGTCGTTCATCACGACACCAGCGCGCCGAGAACGAAGCGCCAGTTGCGGTGAGCATTCGCGTAACGCATGTATGCACGCCACTTGGCGACCAGGGTATCCAGGTCTTCCGCGAAGGCGAATTCGAGCGGGATGCGGTCGATCCAGAACAGGCTGCGGCGGCGCGCGTTGCTGTCCATCAGGAACCAGTTGGACCCGTCGAGGTATTCCCACTCGACCAGCTTATAGGCGCCCTGGTGGACGTTGGGGTTGTTGTCGCCCGTGTCGAGCTTGCCCTGGCTGTTGATGATCTCCCACGCGGTCTCATAGAGACCAACGGGGTACATCAGCTCGTTGGGCATGACAGAGATACGGCCGCCACGATCATTGCGGAAGCCCTTCATCTGGATACGGGCCGCCGCGAACGCCGTGGCTGACAGTGCGGACGTAGACAGGTTGTCGAAGCCGCTCGCCGTCGATGCCCCGGAAGTCGTGGTGTGCGAAGCACTGCACATGGCCACGCCTTCGGTGTTGTTGTAGAAATAGCTGTCGACCGAAAAGCCGTTGTTGAAGGGACGAGCCGCGTGCTTCTGGCGCGTCCGGTTCCCGGCATTGGCCAAGTTGGCCGGGCGCTGATCCATGATGTGATACTGGTCGTCGTCAAAGAGCTTGCGCCGGACCTGAAAGCCCGATGCGAACTCAATAGGCGTCGCCGTCGTATCATAGCCCTGGCTCAGCGAATCGTAGTCGACCGAACCGTCGAACTCCGAGAAGTCGCCGAAGTCGCCGACTTCCGACCAGCGCATGTCTTCGCGGCCGTTCGTCGGCGGTGTGGTGTAAAGCCTCGGAACCATGTCGGGCAGTTCGTCGTACTCGGCATGGAAGATCATCTGGAAACGAGGGTCCAGGAGATCGCCAAAGCTTTCGGATGTTGCGGGATTTACTGGCATCTCTAGGCCCTCCTATCAGGTGCCGGCGCCGAAGGCATGATCATTCGAGAGCATGAATGCCCAGGAATGAGTCGTGCCTTCCTCGCCCTTGCTGCCGAGCAACTGCTTCAGGATGCGGAAAGCCGCCCCCGAAGTGTTCTCGGCCACGCTGGCGTCCAGCTCGATGAAGTCGCCGGTGAGCGTCACGCCCGCCACATCGGCCTCGAAGCGGTTGACGATCAGGAACTCGTCGCCGACGTCGATGTCGTGACGGAACGGGATCGCCACCGTAGCCGTGACGGACGAGGTGGCGGTGATCTTGCGATACTGGCCCACGTTCGCGCCCGAGTAGCCCCAGATCGTGCCGTCCTCCATGTCGGGAGACGCCACGCTGCTATCGAGGATCACCGAGGTGCCGGCCCCATCCGCGGTCACCACCGTGAAGGGAGCGAGCGCGACCCCGGTCGTACCGGAGCCAGCCCAGCGGGCCTTGATGATGGCGTCGGGGTTGACGATCACGCCAAGACGCTCGGCCGGATCGGCGGTTGCACTCTGGGCGGTGTTGTAGGTCGCGGTATCGACGGTGATACCCACCATGTCGGCCGCGCCTGTCGTGGACGGAAGATCGACGCCTGCAGTCGTGTTGGCCGCGATGAGAGCCGGCACACCCACGTTCGCAAAGGTCTCTTCCACCATGTAATGCTGGATGACGGCCGCGCCGCCAGACAGCAGACCACTGACTTCCATGTCAGGTCTCCTTGATGAAGAGCGTGCACCGGGTCAGGGGGTTGCGGCACCCATCACAGGGTCCCGTTACCCAGGTCTGTCCCGGCCACAAGGATTTGCGGGAATAGCCGTGCCGTCTCGCCGCGAACTTGTGTTCGCAGAAGCTACAGAGCGTGATCGCCTTGCCGAGCGCTACCAAGTCGGCGATGAAGCCACCAGCCAGTCTGCGGCTGGAAAGCTTCTTCGGCGCCAAGTGGCGGGTTTTCTGCTGCGCGTTCCCGAGCCAGGCCCGAAGATCGCTGAAGTCGAAGCCTGGACGCATTACGTCCGCGCTCCGGCCCTTTCGCGTGGCTTAGCATAGGCCAGCTCGTCCTGAACCGCTTTCCAGTCCGGATAGAGCTTTCCAGGCCCGACGCGCTGAGCATAGTGCTCTATCTGCCGCTCCGTCAGTTCCTTCGGGATACCGCCCGTGCGGAAGCCATTATTGCCTTGGCCGCCGCCGGCAGACCCGTCCTGAAAAGCCTCGGTGGTGCGCTTGCCACGCTGGAGCCTGTCCGCCGGCCCGAGAACCGTCCGCAGCGCCACCAGTTCGGTGACATAGCTGTCGGGACTCCCAAGCTCGACCAGGCTCCGGTATTCCGCAGCGATCTTTCCACGCAGCTCCGTTCCATCATCGAAAGCATCCGGAGCAAGCGCCTTGTAGGATGCCATCTCGGCGTTGTGACGCTCGACACGGCGGTCCTCTTCGGACTTGCTCCGGACCTGTTCGGAAACTCGCTGGCTGATCCGCTCTTCGCTCTGACGGTAAAGGATTTCGTCCATCTCGTCTTGCGAGATCACGCCTTCCTCGACCTCACGGCGAAGCTCTGCACGACTACGATTCTTCGGCACTTCCGCAACCGTTTTGACCGGCTGCTTCAGGGCCGCCAATTCCCCTTCCAGGCGGGCCAACTTAATGTCCGCATCGCGTTTGACCGAAGCGATCATGTCGTCGACCCTGGACTTGGGGATTCGGTCTTCGTCACGGGTGCCGTCCCCGTTTCCGCCTTCGGCTACCTGGCCATCAGCGGTCTGTTCATTCTCAGGCATCGCTACGCTCCTTGGATTGCGGCGGGGGAACCGCGTTACGCCCCTCTAGTTCTGACCACCGCCGTTTAGGCCTCGGTCAGACGGCCGCTCGGAGGAAAGCGGCAATTCCGGGAGACGGGCCAGCACGCCCCGGGCTTCCTCGCCCGAGCGCTTCAGGTCCGCCGGTATCTCGATAACGGCGCGCAGGATGTTGGCGCGCTCACGACAGAGCAAAGCCAACAGCCGGGCCTGCTCGACATCGGGGCGCGACAGCGCCGTGTCGTAAAGACGTGACAAACAGGCCTCAGCGGCACGCTCGGTCTCTTCAAGCGCTGCCTGCATGAGCCTGAGGAACAAGTCCCAATTCGGATCGCCGGTCAGTTGCTCGGCCGCTACTTCGGCCTGCTCCAGCCATTGCAGGACCGGCTTCTGCGCCTGCTGACGTTCCTGAGCCCTGCGTTCAGACAGGGCCGTATAGTCGCCACGATCTATCGTCACTGCTCTTGCGGCCTGTTAGAGGGCAGAGTCTCGTCCAGCAGCTCATTCGGCTGCACCTGAGGCGGACCCTCCGGCGTCTGCGCCTGGCCCGACCCGTTGTCTGGCGTAGTACCCTGCTGACCACTCTGGAACCGCATCGCCGCTTGCTTACGCTCGGCCAGCCGCTGCTCCGCCTGTGCTGCCTCGCCCATCTGCTGCAGATAGACGCGGAATATCTCGACATGCTCTTCGCCGAAGATGCCGTACTGCTCCGATTGCTCGAATGCGACAAGCTTCTGCAGATGTTCAGCAGCTCCGCCCGGCTCGGCCGGCAGGCCATCGGGAATGCGGCCCTCCAAGATATCGGCGATAGCTTCCTCCGCCATCAGGCGAGGCTTGTCGGCACCAGGGACTGGAGCAATCATGTAGCCACGCTCCGCAGCGTCCACACCCTGAGAACGCGCAAAATCCCGCAACAGGCGGTAAGCCGTGTCAGGCGTGGTGATACCCATCGAAATGGCAAGCTCGGTCAGCATGACGTTCAGCAACGTCCCGAGCGACTGCTGGAGCTGGAAGCGCGAGGTGTTGAGCACGTTCGCCTTGAAATCGAACTCGTAGCCCCCCTCAAGATCGGCCTTCTTGACCGTCACATAGGGGTCTTTGCCGGCCGGCAGAGCGCCCATGACGCGGACTGCTTTCTCGTCCGGCAGAAACTTCCCGTTCAGGTCATGGATCAGCGACCAGACACCGCGCAGAATGTTGAAAAAGCGCCTCAGGATGCGCTCCGGCCGCGCTTCGCCCTGTCCGGTCAAAAGTGCCATATTGCCGGTTGTGCGCAACGCTGCACTTCGTCCCGGCGGCACGCGGCCGAACTGGAGATCGCCGATCACGGACACGCGCTCGTTCATGCTGCCCAGCAGGGTGATGAGATTGATCCCGTAGGCCTGGGCATTGTTGTTCAACTGCGGGAAATACACGTCGCGCTGCGGGTCTCCGACCGGATAGCCTTCTCCGGGAGAAAGCTGCAGCACCTCGGGCCGCATCGAACTGGTCAGGCGATAGAAGAAGAACGGCGCATTTGTGATCGTGCCAGCGTCGACCATCTGGTCATAGGTCGTCTTGACCGCATCGTGGACGCCCTCCAGCATCTCCAGCAGCGAAATGCCCGCGTAGCGCCCCTTTACGGGGAGAAAGGACCCGCCTTCAAGCGGCCGGCGCGGCCTGCCGAAAGGAAACACCTCGGTCAGCAGCTTGGCGCGCACCAGAATCTTGGGCTCCAGCAGCACCCACCACACGACATCCTCGGCCTTGCCGTCGCCGTCAACATCATGCATGTCGAAACAAAGCAGCAATGTCAGGCTGCGCTGCGGGGCTGGTTCCGGCTCCGTGTTGCCGTCATCGGTCCTGGCGTCCGCCGGGGTGTTTTCCTGCACGCCCTGAAGCACGTCTTTCTGCTCTTTCGATTCCTCGTCCGAATCCGACCGGATGTGCCCAGCCAACTCCTTCACCTCTTCGGTCGTCATCAGATCGTAGTAGCCGGACTTCTGGTTGCGCACGATCTCATCGACCGTGATGTCGGAAAAGCGCAGAATGACATGCGGTGCACCACCGGGATTGGACGGTCCCGGTATCTGCAGGTTGGCGGACCTCACCGGGTAGAGAACGTCGTCGTAATCCTTCACGATCAGGCAGGGGCCGTCATAGACCACGGCCTCGCGCTCGCGCAGCATCTCAATGCCGTCATCGTCGCGCGTGAAAAAACGGACCCGTTCCTCGCCGACCTTCCAGTCCCAGCCATCCGTGCGGCCATCGGGAGTGCCGCGCTCGCCCGCGAATTCCTGGCGAATCAGACCGTCGAAATATTCCTCCGGTTCCAACTCGTCGGGCAGCGGGTCGAAGGTCTTGGTCTCGACCGCTTCGCGCATTTCCTTCACCCAGGGCACGAAGATCGTGGCCGCCGGGTCATTCACGAAAGCATCGGCCAGATCACCGACCTTGGTCTCGCCCGCTTGCTCGACAAAAACCTGATAGTCGATCAGCTTGTCGATCGCCTCTTCGTGGTCGGTCTTGGTCCCGCGCACCGCGGCGGCATTGATCGGCGGCCGCGTGGACATGACGGCGTTGTGCAGCGTGTCCTGCACGCGCAGGGATTTCTCCATCATGTCCGGCAGCGCGATATCGGACGCATTGGGCCATGGCCAATCCTTGCCTTCCGTCCACATGCGGAACTTGGCGTAACGCTGAATCTGCTTGTCGCGCTCGCCCGAGCGATCATCGAGATCGTCATTGAAAAGCTGGATCACGCGCGCCGCGACCCTGCCGCGATCGAACGTGAAGAGTGCCTTGCGCGGACGCTTGCGGGCCATCAGGCGGCCTCTGCGAAGGGACCCGACGCCAGCACGCCGAGTGGCACATCACTGGCCAAGCGGGTGATCTCCGCGTCCTGGGCTTCCGCCTGTTTGGCCGTAAGTGTCCGCAATTGCCGCTCGAAAGCGAAGGCCTCCAGCACGGCCCGCCACAGATCGGGCATTCTCTGCGAAATGCCGGGCAGGCAACCACGGCACAGCGTCACGTCGACCATGCGCCCGCTCATCAGCACCAGCCGCGCTCTCAGTGCGCTATCCTCCGGCTTGCCGATACGCTGTGCGTCGCCCGCCTGCGGCCCATTGACGAAACGCGTCAGAACCTCGAATTGCCGCTCGCCGCAAAGCACGCAGCACTCGATTTTGTTACGCATCGGCGAACGCTCTTACCTCTTCGGCCGACCACTCATAAACACGGCGGCCATCCGGTAGCGTCTCAACACAATGCATCCCCAAAGAGTCGCACCACACCCACGCCTGGGGAAGGGCCTTGCTCCACATGGGGTTATCCGGACGAGCCTGGCATATTGCCTTGACTAACAAATTGCCGATTCCTCGTCGCTCCCAACCGTCGTAAACGGCCGTTAAGCATCGTTGCGTGCCTTTGTCGGTATCGCGCCACCTGCACGCACCGACAACAAACGCCGTGTTAGTGATTGCGACATAAGCCGAGCCCGTGTCGAACGACAGGGCGCGCCGCATTATATCGGCGGCGGAATCTCTTTCCGGGACGCCGCCGACAATATTGTTCTCTACCGCTCTCTTGGCGAACCAATAGAAATCGCTGTTCTTTGGGGCTTGCACAACAAACAAGTCATTGCTACGCATCCGGCAAAGCCTCCAGCTTGGCGCCGTACTCTTCGCGCAAGGCCGTCGCGCCGGTATCCCATTCACTTGCGAGCGCGGTGTGCAGGTCGTCGCGGGCCTGCATGTAGGCCTCGACAACAGCCTTGCAGGCATCGCAGTAGTCGCGCACCAGCACAATGCCGATCTTGTTCGGAGTCTCGACGGGCTGGCCGCAGCCGTCACAAGTGTTTTGGATCGCCATCGGGCTCACACCTCAAGAGAACTTTCATTTTGGCCCCGCAATCACACTGTCCAATTTGGACGGGCTCATTCGCAAAGCAACCCTCTTTGCCGGTCGGCACGCGCCGTACCTCGAAAAGCCGCGTCTTGCAGGCAGGGCAGTGCAGATAGCAGTCGGTGTCATGCATTGTCTGCGCCCAGATAGCTGGCCATCACGCTGCCTTCTTGTCCTCGACCGGCTCCACCAAGCCAAGCTCCAGTGCGTCAGCTCTGTTAATCAACAGTTCAGCCGTCGCGTTGCGGCTCAGTGCGATCAGTATGCTGATGCAGTCCTGCCGGTGTTTGGTGACGTGAGGCTCATGCAGCCCGTCTATGCCTTCCTGCACAATGATGTCGCGGGTCAGACGGTAACGGACATTCTTATGACGCTTGCCCATCACGCCGCCTTCCTGCGCGGCGCCGAATTTTCCGAGGCGCGCGCCGATTCGACGCCGTTGTCGTCCTTCACCAGCTTGCCGCCACGCCAGATGATCTTCTTTCCAGAGAGACGCTGCAGAGCGTTGAACGCTTTCGTCCACTGCTCGCGTTCGAACGGCGTCCATTTCTTCTTGGCCGCGCCGGAGTCCAGCAATTCGAGCGCTGCCTTACGGGCAACTTTCTGTAGTGCGTTCATCTAATATGCGCCCTTTCGTGTCCCGGCCCGCCGAATAACCGGCGCGCCACCATGCAGAAACGTGAAGCTCGGCTCGTAGTTCATCAGGTACTTGAGCAGCGTCGGGTAGTCGTCGTTCTTGGCCCGTGGCTTCTGCTTCAGATCCTTTTCCAGCGAGGCCCGATGCTCATCCCAGGTGTAGCGCTTCATCTGCGCTATGGTGGTCTGGCACCGGGGATGCACATGAAGACGCGGGCGATAGAGCCGGTAATCGGGCTTCAGGAACTCATTGATGCGGGAACGCCCCGGATCACCGTCATCGGCCAGGTCGCAGCGCAGCCCGACGTGCTCGAATTCGTCCTGCCAGGTCACGCCTCTTTGTGAGGAAGCAGGCGAGCGCGCCATGTTCGGATCGATCAGCCGAACCGTCGTCTGCAAGCCGTAGCGCGCCTCGGTCTCGAATGCCGCGTCGCGCACCTCGGATGGATCACCATCAAGCGCTCCCTCGGCCGCTACCCAGATATCATCCGAGGGATCGACCAGGCCCCAGAGCCACATGTGCGGCTTTCTCGGGTGCGGATCGATCAGCCAGACCGCCGGCCAGGGCTCGATATCGAATTCGCAGACGTGGTTGAAGGTCACCACCTCCGTGGAACCACACTGCGCACAGCCTTCAGGCGTTGTATAAACGGCCTTCTTGCAGTTGAAGCACCAGTCCTGGCTCGTGTCGGTAAAGAGTGGGTGTATCCGGTTCGAGAAGCGGATCGGCACACCCTTGGAGCGGACTTCCCTGGTCGCGTCATCGAAGGTCGCCAGCTTGGCGATCGTGGCCTCTCTATTGAGGTGCGGGTTGTCCAGCGTGTGCAGCTCGAACCAGTCGAAGCTGGGCAGCTTGTTTGGTCCCGGTCTGCCCTTCTCGTAAACCTCGTCGTAAATCCAGTCGACCGGGATCGCGGGATCGTCCGGCCAGGTCATGACCAGGAACATCCGGCCATCCACGTCCATGACGCGCGCCATATTCTCGCGCCAGATCGCGTAGCTGGGCGGCTCGTCGTGGATTACAATGTCGTAAGAACCAGACGCGAAGTGCGACGGGTCTTGATCATAGCTCATAAAGCCCGCGGACGATTGCCCAAGAACATGCCCGGGGTTGTCCGGATCGTGACAATCAAAAGTCAGGGTCCGCAGCTTCTCCGACCAGGACTTGTCCCACTGGCCGTTTATGAGACAGCCGCGCGGCACCCAGCCCCAATGGCCCTGATTGCCCCCAGGCTCGCTCACGCCGGACCACTGCCACCATTGGAACTTCGGCAGAATCGCGCCGTGCAGCGTGGCGGTCAGGGACTCGACGCACATGCGGATGCGGATCGGTCCCTGGAACTTCTCGCGGCACTCCGCTTCGATCGATTCCGGGAATATGCCCGTCGCGAGAGCTAGTGCCTCTACTATGGCGCCAGTGGTTTTCCCGCTACGATTTCCACCACCAATTCCGATAACCTTGGCCTTGCTGCAGTGCATCGCCAGGGCGCGTTCGGAATTCGGCTCGTAGTAGAGAAGCTGATTCTCCTGCCGGTGCCGGCGCTGCTCGGCCAGCACGGCCGCCAGCGTGGCCTTGAACTGAGTGTCGTCAAGCCCCCGCAGGCTGTCGCGCGAGAGCTTCGCCAGATCAACCGGGGGCATGCCGGATCAGGCCGCCTCCTTCGGCGTCACATCCTTGAACTCGCCCGGGATGTCGATCTTGCGGCGTTTCGCTTCTTCAAGCAGCGCATGCAGCAACTGATCGACCGAGCGCCGGTCATTGATGGCCGTGATCGCCGTGGGTTTGCCCTCCAGGAGCTGGATCTTGTCGAACAGGATGCCCAGCGCGGTCGTCTTCTGCACCAGGTTGGCCGACATGACCGCCTCGGGCGTCAGCGACGCGGCGATCATGTGGACCTTGCCCTTGAGCACGGCCTTGAGCGCCACGTCCTCAAGCACGACCTTCTCGGCCTCATAGACCTCGATTGCCCGCTCGGCCTTGCGCTCTTCCGTCTCCAGGCGACCCAATTGCTCCCGCCGGTCAACCCTCGCCTTGGTCTCGACCGCCTTCGCCTTGGCCACCCTGGCCCGGCTCTCCGCCCGGGAAACCGCAATCGCCTTGCCGGGCACCAACTGCTGCTTGCGTTTCGCGCGCGTCTGCTTCACCCGCTTGGCCGGCGATGGCGGGACCTCGATAGAGGGGTGCAGCTTCGCGGCCTCGCGGGCCAGGAACGCGGCCGTGTCCTGCTGCTCGGGCGTGGGCTTCACCGTTCCCTCGCCTTCCGCTTGGGGGTGCGGCTCGGCATCACACGGCCTCAGGGTCGTAGCCAAGCCGCTTAGCAGTGCCCTCGGCGATGATTTGGGCCATTAGCGCGTTGTGCATGAACTGCAGCGCAGCCATGCCGACGAACGGCCCGTCGTTGGACAGGGCTTCGGCCTTGTCCCATGCTCCTTGAAAATCCCAGGTGAACACCACGAAGCCGGCCAGGTTGTCACCCCACTGATCGGACAGGCGCCGCGCTTCCTCCAACAGTTTGTCCTGGATGTACCTGGAATCCTGCTGGCGCAAATTCTCAAGCAGGACCACGTTGCCGGCTTTCGGCTGAACATTGACTATCCTCGTGCGCGCGATTCCGTTGCTCATTCCAACTCCCCGGCCAGCGCCTTGATCTTCAGCGCCAGCCCGACATAGGCCGCCACGTAGCCGGGCACCCGCTCGTTCCAACCTGTGACGGTATTGCGATGCACGCCGAGCCGCCGGCCTAGCTCCTGCTTGGACCAGCCCAGAGTATCGAGCGCGGCCCAGAGATCGTCAGGCGTCATTCTTCGTCAGCCACATCGCCCAGACGGATATGAACCATGTTCTGAAGCCCAATCCAGCCGCCAGCCGGGAAGACCGCAAGGGGAAGGTCTTCGCCTAGCCAAAAGCGGAGAGCCCCGGTATCGTCGATTTCATACCGGTCAGCAACTATGTAATGGGCGGCGGCCGTGCCGGCTGCCGCTAGCTTCACCAAATAAAGCGCCATTTCACGCCCCCCAGTGGTCGCCGTCCGGCAATCCGGTCGCGACCACTGCCGCCGCGCCCCAGAACACCAGCGCCAGCCCTACGGACGGCGGGGTCAGAACAAACAGCATGGCCAGCGAGGCCAGCGCTAAAGCGTAGAAGGCAGCCCAGAGAAACCGGAGCCGGGAGCGGGTCATGACAAGCAAGGGCTCAGCGGGAGCCATAGCAGCCGCATATCTCTAACTCTGGGCTGTCAGCGCAAATGGACTCGGCTAGCTGGCCGATGTACCGCTCTGCTCGGTGGGGGTCAGGCCCCCGCGAATAGACCACCAGCCCGATGATGAGAACGGCGATAGCAAGAATAAGCAAAGTCCAGCCTGGGTGTAGCACGTACATTTTCACACTCCCCCGAGAGCTTGGCGGGGGGTTACGGCCCATAGGGGTTGCCCTGGCGGAAAACACGCTCGACAGCAGCGCCCACCGCCTCCATGGCTTGCTCGAATGCTTCCACATCCTCAGTCGCGGGCATGGTCAGGCCAGATCGAATGATGTGGCGCAGGCCATTTTCAATCCTGTCCAGGCGACCCCGCAGAAGGGCAAATTCTTCGGCAAAGTCCTGCATTTTCACACTCTCCTGTTAAAAGGCCGGGCCAGCCAGCACTTTTAGCACAGTGAGTGTGAAAAGCAAGCGGCCCCTTTTGTCCCGGAACTAGCGTGGGTGGGACCCCTGCCCCTTGCCCACCGGGTGGGGGGGTGTGCCGGCACCCCGGGGGCCTGGCCGTCCTCCCTGGCGCGCACCGCTGCGCAAATTCATGTCGCTTGCAGGACAGCAGCCGGGCTAGCAACCACGGGTATTCATGTATATCAATGAGTTACGCGGTTGCTGAATGACGCATAATGTATTATATGGGAAGAAGCTGGGCGAAACCCCCGCGTTCCCGCCGACCCTGCCCGAGCTGTGCGCCGGCTGACCGCTGCCCAAATGCCGGTGTCCATTTTGGACAAGCCTGCCCAGGCGCCCGACCCGTCCCCGTATCCTGTGCTCGCTGTTCCGGCCGTCTTGCCCAGCTTCATGGCAGCCTTCAGCCGGGCCTTGTCCTTCTTGGCCCGCTAGGCCTCCATGAGAGCCCGCAAGTCGCTGTCCGCGCGCATCTCGGCCTCATCCATGGGCATCATGGGTTAGTCCTCTCGCTTCCCGCCCGGCTTCTCAAGCCCCTTCTCGACCAGGCGCCTTATGGCCTCGGCCCTGTTGGCGTACCTCACCCCAGCTTCCGCACGCTCTTGATTGCACTAGCCGGGATTTCCAGCACCTCGGCCTCGCTGTAGTGCGACCGGCTTTGCGCCAGCACGACGCAGTCCTTGCTGCGCTCCACCGGGTGGCCGATGCTGACACAGCCCATCTTGGCCCCGCCGTGCGCTCCCCAGCCATTGCTCGCTATGCTGTCGGTCCAGCACACCTCTACCGGTACTGTGCTGGGCCAAGGGCTGTCTTTGGTGCGCTTACGAACTGCCATGTAGCTTTTCCTCTACCACCATAGGCAGCCCTTCGTGCCAGCCGTCCGAGCCCTGCCAGTAGAATTGGGCAGCATCCCGGTCCCACGTCAGACTATATACAGTCTGGCCTCCCACAACGGCCACGGCCTGCTCGAAGCCCACCGGGCGCAGCTCATGCTCTTCCTGCGGGCCTGCCAGGCCTTTGCCGATGCGTTGCCAAATGTCGGTCATGGTTTCACCCTGTTGCTGCTTCTGCCTTCACCTGCTTACTCTCCAGCCACGTCAGCCTGTTGGCATGCTTCGTGAGGGCCTTGTCCCACTTGTTCCAGTCCTCGGGAGTCTTGGCCAGGCTGCGCTTGATGCGGGCGTGCTTTACCGCTGCCTTGCAGGATGATAGCTGCTGGGGGAGCGTGCGGAAGTCGTCAGAGGACGCTGCCGCCATCGCCTTCAGTCAGGTCGAGAGTCCAATGGCCGGGCGGCAGCACGATCGTACCGCCGTTGCGCCCAAGCTCATCTGCTGCCGCCTGCAGCCTCTCCCGCGTCAGCGGCGCGACGAGGCAGATCGTGCGCGGCCCACACGGCCGCCCTTCCGGGCCTGCTTCAATCGTTCCGGGCTTGATACCCATGGTCAGCCTCCAGGCATGCCAACGGCCCGCGCGGTGGCGGGTTTCGGGCTGGTTCGGGAAGTCGCGGCACAAAAGCTGCCGCAGCGTGGCCCGTGTGGGATTTTGGGCCTACGCGAGGCCAACTTGGGCCTGCGCTTGGGATTATAAGCCGGTCTTACAGCCATGTGCAAGTGTTTATTCCCATTCTCAGACGCCATGCTGCCGGGTCATAAACCCTTTGGCGGTCGTATTCCTAACGGCACCAGCAGCATGGCGTTCGGTCGCGAGAGAGCCAGGGTCACACCTGGGCTGGCTTTCGATACTCCGTAGGCACCCAGCCCTCTCGCTTTCGGTAGCACAGCAGCGGGGTCAAAGCCGCTTTGGCTTTCAGGCTTTTGGTGGCACCCGCTGCTACACTTTCACTCGGCCGCAACCGCGGTCTGTTCGTTTGGCGATGTTATACTTGACGTACCCACCTGAAGGCCCTATATTAGAGGGAACAAGGAGATAGGGTCATGTCGGTTCTCAACGCCCCCCACTTTCATAACGAAGAGGCCGCTTACAAGTTTGTCGAGGCGCGGATTTGGCCCAACGGCCGGATTTGCCCTCATTGCGGCACCATAGACCATAGCGGCAAGCTGCAGGGCAAGAGCACCCGCATAGGCGTCTACAAGTGCTACGACTGCCGCAAGCCCTTCACCGTCAAGATCGGAACCGTCTTCGAGGCCAGCCATATCAGGCTGCATATCTGGCTGCAGGCGATTTTCCTGCTGTGCTCGTCGAAGAAGGGCATCAGCTCTAACCAGCTTCACCGTACCTTGGGCGTCACTCTGAAAACCGCTTGGTTCATGTCGCATCGTATTCGTGAGGCCATGCGCTCGGGTGATCTGTCGCCGTTCGGCGGCAACGGCGGCGCGGTCGAAGTTGATGAAACTTTCATCGGCCGTAAGAAGGGCGTGCCTGTTCGCCATGGCTACGAGCACAAGAACAAGGTGCTGTCCCTGGTGGATCGCGAGTCCGGTCGGGCGCGGTCCATGGTGGTCGATGACCTTAAGACCAGCACTGTCGCTCCGATCGTTCGCGAGAACGTCGCTAAGGAAGCGCGCTTGATGACCGATGAAGCCCGCCACTATGTCAAGGTCGGGCGCGAGTTTGCGGACCATCAGCGGGTCTATCACAGCGCTGGCGAGTACGGGCGCGGCGAAGCCCATACCAATACCATCGAAGGCTATTTCAGCATCTTCAAGCGCGGCATGAAGGGCGTCTACCAGCATTGCAGTGAACATCACCTTCATCGCTACCTTGCAGAGTTCGATTTCCGCTATAGTGAGCGGATCGCGCTTGGCATCGATGACCAGATGCGCGCCGAAAAGGCGTTACGGGGCATCGTCGGCAAGCGGTTGACTTATCGAACGACTGATAGCGCCGAAGCCCAAACCTGAAACCTGGGCCGAATTTTGCCGGCGGTGGAGCGCGATCCTCCGCCGCTAATCTATTTCTATGTTTTTCAGTGCGTGGCCGCCCTATTCAGCAGCCACAAGCTTAGCGATTCGCTCCGCCGCAGAGGCAGACCAAAACTTGGCCAGCACTTCTATCGGTTTCTGGGGGTCGTCTTGACTCGCCAAAAAGAGGTAATATCCGATACCATCGACATCGAGGCCCGCGTCACGAGCGCGCTTCGCTTCTCTATTGGTGATGCCCCCGACGCATAGCACCGCAGAATTTGTAAGAGAGATCGCGCCGACTAACTCGTCCATTTCAACCTCACATCAATGGAGGTAAAAGATGGCCAAGAATAATCCGCCAAGCATTAGTGTCAACAAATTAGGAGAATATGTCGTCTCTAGAGGAAGCCGACAAAGGGAAATACTCAAAGACCGAAAATTCCCACAAGACTACAAAGGAATGTATCACAAAGAAGCCGCAGAAGCCGTCGCACTATGTCTCGCGTCAAACCTCGAAGACCTTTCTCCGCTCACCAGAACTAGACGAGCATTGGAGCAAAGGACATCAGAAAAAGTCGGCACCCAGAGACGCATTAATTCCAACATAGACGCTATAGAAGCTTTTGACTCTCTATTGGACTCAATCGATTTCTTTGGTGGCGCACCTGAACTTGGCCCCCATTCGTCACCTAAGATGGTACGACACGGCGTGCAAATAAGTGTTCGCCCTGAGATCATTTTGCGCGGCCGAGGGGGCAAGACAAAAAAGGAACTTATAGGGGCGATAAAAGTACACTTCTCCAGAACGCGCCCGCTGAATGAGGAAAGCGCGGGGTATGTTTCAGCTATTGTACAGGAGTATTGCCGAGAACAGCTTGCGACTCGGGAAGAAGTCTATGCACCCTATTGTTTCGTCATTGATCTAGGATCAATGCAGGTGTATCCAGGAGTCCGATCCATCGTGCAACGAATGAAGGATGTCGAGGCAGAATGCCGAAACATTCCCGCGCTCTGGGCGTCTATCACTGAAGACGAATAGAATCTTCACTGGATTCGCCGCCGAGTCGCACGCCTAAGGATAGAACCCCGTGCCACGCAAGCCAGCCACCAAACCGGACAATCCCGAGCAGTCCAAGCGCTTCATTGAAAAGGCGAGGGAATTGGAAACCGACAAATCCGGCAAAGCGTTTGAGCGGGCATTCAAGAAGATTGTCCCTTCCAAACCCCGCGGCCGGCATCAACGGCCGGATTGACTCGGCGCGGCCCGAGGTGCGAAGGCGGTGCGGCTGCTATTTCGTGGTCTGCCTTTGTCGTAGGTTTGCTAGATCCAATTCTGTGGTCCAGTTGGCTCTGAGCTTCATAGTTGGCGAAACGAGAGGGTTCCCGCTTGCCCCCTTTGTCAATAGCCGCCTGGCAAAAGTAGGGCGTCCGCGGCGCATTAGTCATGATCTGTCTCCCGATTGAACTCCGCACTATAGTAGTGCTTTCGCGCGACCCACTTGAATTGCTCATGTTTCGTTATTGCGGCTAGTTCGATCGGCCCGCCGATGGTTTCCGGCCGCATTCCATAGCGCGCAACTTTGCTTGCCGTCACCACCAAGAACTCGGCCACATCAATAGCATCCTGAATGGGCATTGCCGGCAAAGTCAGCCCGTCTCCGGTCGATTGAATGAATTGAAGGTAGAAATCAGTTGCTTCTTGGGCGGACATGCCATGCGCGATCAACGCCTTTGTGAGTTGACCACTCGCGCCCAAAAGCAATCGGTCAAGAGTTTCGTTTTCACCAGCCCATCGCACTCCGAATTCTGTCTGAGATTGGATTTCATACGGCAGCCTGCAATCCGGGCCGACTATAGCGAACTCCCAAGCCTCAGGAAGGGCCGAGCCAGCAGAGTACCCGCATATCCGATACCCCATGGCAAATTCGGCTGGGGGCTCGGGGTATGCTGCCAAGTAGTTTTCTTCGAACAAAAATTTGCGCGATTTTACTGCGACTTCCTCGACAGTGTAGCTGTCGCGATCCAAGCCGTACTCACCATCATTCGGGTTTCTTAGCCTACGTCGCAAATCTTTGGAAAGCGTTTCAATGGAAGCAACGCCTATGCCGCCGGCCCCGTAAACTAACGCACCAATTGGCCAGCCCTTAACAAGATTAAAAATCTTGTTCGCATTTTTGTAGATTTTGACGGGATGGCCGCTTTGATCAAAAAAAGCAGCCGCGCTGTCTGCCGCTAAGACAATACCGTCTGTCACTTTAACTGTGACAACGATGGTCATGGCCACTACCCCCGACTGATGAGGCCCGACTCGAATTTGCTACTTCTAGCAGATTCGGCGCCGCCCTATCAAACTCTATTGAGTAGGGCGGCGGCGCGGGTCGCCCCTCCCTAGACCCGAATCGAATTACAGTAGAAGTGGGACATTTGTAAATTAGCCATGTCCCCAGTGCCGCCCTCACGCCGGGGAATTTTGTGATCAATGCTTATCGAGTTCGCATGCAGTGCTCCGCCACAAATCGCGCACTTGGACGCGCTAGCAATGGCGTCTCTGAAGAACACCGCCGATTTCGTGCTGGCGCTTGCACGTCCCGATGCACCTTTTTGCAGTCCAGCCCGCGGCGAGGGCACTTTGGCCGCAGCCAAATGCCCGAATAGAGGATCACCATATAAGCCGCTCAGTATCCTATCTGCGTCTTTCCCCTCTTTAAGATTCTCAAAGACTCTTAAGTAAAGGTCTCGTACTCTATTTAGGCTACGGGCCCCGCTACCGAGCCGCGAGATCGTTAAACTTACGAAAACTCTGTTAGACAGTATAAAATCCTCAAACCGAGCCCTTACCTTTGTAAATTCAGCCAAAAGGCCTTTTGTTTCCAGGTGGCCAACAAACTCAATGGCCGCAAGGAATGCGTTGGGCTGAAAATTTCCGGCTTGCCCGTAGAAGTATATGGCGGGGTGAAGTCCAAGCGATTTAGGCCTTGTGCCCGTTAGCATGTCCAGGGCGGATTTCACCTCTTTCAAGAACTTGACGGTTTGCGCTCCGTCCTCATCTGGCGGCAGCGTCACTCCGAGCTTTTTGCTCGCCATCTTCTCCGGCAGCGGGAGCCCATTCACCAAGTTCACTAAGTCAAAAACGAACGGCAGCGTGTTATAGCCGCGGCCTGCAACGGGAATATCCAAAGATTTGACCGGGCCCTCGGCAAGTGGCGGCCGATAAAGCGCATCGAATAACTCTTTGCCAAACTCCACTATCTGTTCGCGGGTCTGTTCGGGGAAATCCTTCCAGTACACATAGCCGCTGCCCCCTCGCGCAATGCATCGGGCGGCTATCGCATTGGCTGCTCGTCGGGAGTGCAGGATTCGCCTTTCGGTCGGATCGATAGGTTGAGCTGCTTGATTGATCTTGAAGAAAGAGGCTTCTGCGGCCGATGAATCGGTTGCGGTGACCCACTGCACGACAATCGAATTGGCAGCGAGACCGGCCACCTTTTGTCTCATTTCAGCAGTGATATTGTCCCTGTTGTTGCTAGCGGCCTGCAGCTCGGCATAAGAGCCCACGGTCTTCTTGATTAGCGATCTGGTCTTGTCGGCAATTTTCTTTTGTTCCTCCGATATTCTCCCACCGAAGAAATTGAGTGAAGCCCTGTCATCTCCATAGTCATTCTTCACCCAGGCAATCAATGCGCTTAGCCTATGGGCGCCATCGATTACGAAAATCTCACTCCCTCTCTGCCAGAGAATAACAGCCGGAATGAGATCGCCGCTGATGAACGCCTTGACTAGATCAGCTACTTTTTCGGGGCTCCAATAGGTGGTTTCTCGCTGAAAATCTGGCTTCCTAAGGGAGTTCGAAAAAAATCCGGAATCAAGATCAGCAATAGCTATAGTGCTCCGGGGGTTGCCACCAGACGACGCCGCCTCTAACTCGAAATCATCCCGCGGCACCAAGGCATCCAAGTTGACAGCATTTGTGGCCATTTTTTTCTCGCCGCAAAATCGATAGTTGAGCGAGCATATCATAGCTCACTCTCGCTGCCTTGGGTACGGGAAGTATAATATCGCCGTTCGTTTCCATAGGTCAGCGGCACCCCATGCCACGCTGCCCAGACATCATGCAGCAGGGCCTTGACCATGGCCCGGCGGGCGCCCTTGTCCGCCCAAGCGTTTGAGCCGGTCTTTTCGAGCCGCGACCGCTCCAGTTCTCCACGCTCCCCGGCCAGGACGCGAGCGACCCGGCGCATCTTGGCCTGGGCATAGACATCTCCGTAGGGGCCGATCGCATGCGCGGGTATGACGGTAACAGCGGGGTCAACTACCACATGGCTTCCAACTTCATCGCGGCTCCCGCTGCCGCCGTCATACGTGATGGACTTCTCGCCGCGCCACTGCGCACGGAACAGCGGATCAGCGATAATGCCCATGACACGGCCCCGGCTGTTCCGGGGGATCTTGCGGCCAGTCTTCTTCTCGCCGGTCGGGTAGCATTCGTCGGGGCAGAGGCCGAGGCGCTTGTAGAGCGCCCGGCGGCCAGAACCGCGACGGCCATGAAGGCGCGCATACTCGCGGTTGTAGCTCCCGATATCGCCAGCCTCGCCGATCAGCACGGCCAGCCCCCAGGCCGAGAAGCCCTTGACGTGGCCTATGACAGCCCAGGCCGGCAGAGACTCCGCCAGCTTCTCGGCTTCCTTGCGGTTGGCCGCGTCACGTTTGTTCATTGCGTCGTAGGCCGGCTTCACGTCCAGGACAAATCCAGCGATTTGCGCCGCCAAGGCCGCATCAGCTTCGGCAATCTCCTTGCCGTCCAGCAGCGCCATCACGACGTTGCGCGCCCGGTCGGCTTCCTTCTTGCGCGCCTTGGCGTCCAGGTCCGGCTGCCATGCAGTCAGGTGCGTTCTGGCGAAGGCCACCAGCCCGTGCACGATCTTGATGCGCGTCTGTTCGGCCGCCTTGGACAGGCGGACATGCAACTTGATGCGGTCAATGGTGCCGGGGTCAAAAACCGCTTGGCTTTCATCTTCTGCTTGGCTCCCGGCACCATCGCTCGCAGCCGGAGAAGCGGGGTCAGAAGTGAAGCGGCGCCCATCGCAGTGGCGGCTCCCGCTCTCCGGCATTCCGTTGTCACTTCGCATGGCTCACCTCCAAGGGCCGCCCGCGACCACGCGGCGCGACCGTCATGGTTCCCTTGGCCGATTCAATGGCCATCTTGCCGCTCTCCAGGATCTCCTTGACCTGGCCCTCGTTCGCGACGGCGGGAAGCGGCGTGACATCATCCGGCCACGCGATCTCGACCAGCATCCGCTTGGCGGTGTGGTTCATGCCGACGCTCTTGAGCCACAGCGTTTCCCAATCCTTCCGCGTGCAGGTCCGCAAGGAAACCTCCGGGATGCCGACGTTTCGATCCCAGAACGATTTGGCCACAGCAGCAGCGGCGGCCTTGCTGATCTTCGTGCGAGGGGCCGCAGGAACGGGGTCAGCGAAGTGTCGGCGACCAGTAGCGGGTTGGCTCCCGTCCTGCGGCTTCGCGGCGGCAACGACGCGGTCATGACATGGTTGGTTCTCAGGGATGCTTTGGCGCGCGCCGTTGCCATTGGTAGCCGGAGAGGGGCGGTCAAAGGGGCGATGGCTTTCACCGGCGTTCTGGCCCGTCCTCTCCGGCGTTCGGTTCATGTCGCGCCAGACCTGATCGGCCAGCGCGTGTACGGCGTCGAGATCGCCGCTGCATTCCTTCAGCACGTCGCACATCAGCACATAGGCCCGGCTGCGATTCACGTCGACACCGGCCCGCGCCATCTTGTCCGCAATTGCTTTCTCTGACATCATGTTCTCCTATGCTAATCCGACAAACTGATTGGGCACGACCACGGGCCGCTCGGCTCCGAACAGGTACACCAGCAGCCTGGAACGCTCCTTGCCGTCCGGCTCATCAAAGACAGCCGAATGCCCGGCGAACTTGTCGCCCAGAATTTTCACCCGATCGCCATGCTCAAAGCCCTTACACTTCGGCCCCTTGATCCGGATGTAGCCGCCCTCTTCCCTGGCCCGGATGGCGTCCAGGCACTCTTGCGGGAACGGCGCGGGATCTTCACTGGCCCCGGTCAGGACATCGCAGACACCCCTTGTAGCCCGCACGGAGCGCCACACAGGCGCTTGGTGCCCGATGGCCATGTAGTGCGGGAACAGCGGCTCAACGCGCCCGGTGGGCAGCAGGCAGCGCGGCAGATAGGTCTGGTAGCCCTGGTCCTGCAGCCGGTATTCCGCCACGGTTTCCTTGTGCGGCAGGTAGCGGAGCCAGAACCATCGCAGCGGCGCGTCATCGCGGGCAAGGGCGGCGGTGTGGTTCATCGCGCTTCGTCCAGGATGTGCCGCAGGGTGGCTTGCCAGCGGTATAAAGCAGGCGCGGCAGTATCGCGGCCTATCGCTTGCAGCAGCCTCTCGCTCGGCTGTTGCAGGGCCTGCACGACGTACCGAACGCTAAGACGGTAGCCGCCCCTCAGAGCCTCAGGCTGTGCTTCCCAAAGCTCTTCCGGCACTGGCCGTTCTTCCATGCCCGCAGACTCAGCCCAGCACAACATCATCGCCGCTCTCTCCAGGTCGCCCGTCATTGGTCCACCCTCCCGGCGAGCACAGCATTGATATAGCCATCCGCGAAGTAGTCTGAATCCACATACTCCGCCATCGCCTCGGTGGCCCTATCGATATCAATCACCGCCAGCCCGGCGGCATCTAGGGCGGCGAGCTGGGCTGTTGCTGCCCGCAAGAACCGATCCCGCAATGGCTTGTCCTGTCTTTCGAACGGCGATATGACTTCGCCACATTCATACCGGTACATCGCTCTCGCCAGCGTCTCGATCAGCTCGTCGCGTGTCATAGCCTGTGGTGTCCCTTGAAGCTGCCCGCGCGCTCCGATAGCTGGGCCTTGAGCTGTTCAATCTCCGCCGCCTGCTCTTTGGCGAGGGCCAGGAGGTCGGCTATGTCGTCCCGCCGAAACAATGCCAATAACATCCCATTCGTCGTCACGATCCGTTTGGTCAATCGCGCTTCGATCTCGGCTAGGTGGGCGGGGGTCATGAACAGGCTCCTTGAAAATAAAACCATAGCCCGCAACTCAGGACGTCTGCGCCGAACAAAACCAAACTCGCTGTAACGGCGAACCACAGCAAAGCAAAAAGGCCGGCGAATGCTAGAAGCACCATGAAAGCAAAATCTATTTTGTCCATCACCCCGCCCCCATGGCTGTCTGGCCGCCGGGGAAGCCGGTGGCGGGCTCTGGCTCCCACTCGCCGAGCCGACGCCATGCTTTTTCTAATTCGCTTGCCATCCAGCGGCTGTCGCGACGTAATAGGAACCGCGCCGTGGTGTGCTGTAACGCGCGGCGTTTGGCATCGCGCAAACGTGCCTGCTTGCTGTCCCCGTCAACCCATGTTTTTGCCATCGCTCACCTCCATTTCTTCGCCTGCCCGCTGCTTGCTGGCCTCACGTTGGCGCTCGCGGGACGGGCCTGTCGTGCCGGGCCGGCTGACGTGCTTCACGCCCATGCGCAGCCACGGATAGTGCTTCGCCAGCGCCACGTCTCGACGCGCCTGATAGGCTCGGCGCTCTGCGTGCGTGCTGTCACTGGCCGGCCTGCCAAGCGGTTCGACGCCATGCGCGCGGTCCCACTCGTCCTGCTCGGCACTGATCCGCGCCGTCTCGGCCCGGTAGCGCGCCCAATAGGCTTCGTTGCGCGTGTCCGGCTGTTCCTTGGGCCGCTTGTCCTCGATCGCCGGCCGTAGTACCCGCTCGGCCGCGATCATGAAGCCCCTGAGTTGCGCGATCTTGGGCCAGCCCGCAAAGGTCCAGTCATCCTTGAACCGAGCCATGCCTTCTTCGAGCACGTCTTTGGAGAAGCGGCAGAAGGCCCGCTGGTAGTCGGCTATCAGCGTCTTGTAGGCCGCGCTCGCGTGCCCATCGGTGCCCAGCTTGGCCACTGTCGGCTTGTAGCCGTGCAGCTCTAGCGCGCCTATCACGATAGTCAGCACGTCGTACTCGCCCATCTTACGATCGAACGACACTGCGGCCTCCAGTCTCTTCGGCCATGACTTCCTCGAAGGCGCTGTCCAGGCCGGTTTCCGTCGCTGACGGGCCCTGCCCGTTTCGCTGCGGCCGGTTCATGTTCTCGAAGTTCAGGCACCAGTTGATGAACGTGCGGCGCCAATCGATCTTCACCCCGAGCTTGCCGGGCTTGGCGACGAAGTGGTTGACGAAGCGCTCGCCCTCCAGGGTGTAGTTGATATCCGGCAGGCCGTTGCGCGCTCGCGATTCGGCCGCGGAAAGCATCCAGCCTTCGGGAACCACGAAGTCTGCCGGCAAGCGCGCGCCTTTGCGCCGGTCGAGTTCTTTCGGCAATGTCAAGTCGGTCTCGGCAGAGTGTTTCACGTGTGTCACGGCCGGCGCGTTAGCGACGGCACATGTTTGTTTCTTCTCTGCTTCTGTCTCTGAGTCTGAGTCTGCTCTGCTCTGCTCTGGGGGCGTTGCAGGCGGCGTTTCTTTGCTGTTGCCGGAAACGGGGACTGTAACGTTACCGTCAACGTTACGCTTACGTTGCCTGTGCCGTTTCACCCGCTCATTTGAAACGTCGCTCTTGTATTGGCGCCCGTTCCAGTTATGCGGCTGCATGCCCGTTTCACTCTTGTCGAGAAGCCCGTTTTGCTGTAATATTTCAATGAGTTCGGATGCTTCTGCGGGCGAGAGGCGCAGCGCAAATGCGATATCGGCCAGCGCTGGCAAGGCGCCGTCGCAACGCTTGGCGAGGCACAGCAGATTCACCCAGCCCTTGAATGCATCAGGCGGGAGCCGTTGCACCTTCGGGTCGTCCAGCACGTCAACATAGAGGCGCAACCACTGCATGCCCTACTCCGCCGCCAGCCCTGCCGGCGCTTGCCTGGTGTATCCGGCCCGGTCATACCGAAGCCGGCCGTACATCTTCTTGCGGTAGGCCTCCTGGGCCTTGGTCTCGCGGCAATCGAATCTCGAGTGTGGGCCGCCTCTCGACTCATGGTTGGGCGGGAGCGCCAGGCGACGGCGGATCGTCTGCACCGTGCGTTGCCCTATCCCGATCTCTAGCCCGATCTTGCGGTCGGACAACCCCTTGCCGTGCAGAGCCGTGACACGCCGCTCGCGATCCCTTGCCGTTTCCCAGCCGCTCATTTTGTCTCTCCAGTTAGGCGGTGCGTTTCTGCGGTATCATGTGCGCGTTCTTGGGCAGGACGCCGACGCGGATTCTGCCGACCCCTTTGCTGTTCTCGCATACTACTGCATGCCAGAACGGGAGGCTGCATTCTGAGCAGACAGAGCGCTCAGCCGTAGCGTAGCCAAGCCCGTTCGGCGCAGGCGCGCACAGCATGAACCCCATGGTGCAGCGCTTGCACTGCTTGAAGCCTTCCATTACCTCTCGCCCTCCAGCAGCGTTTCGGCTTTCGCTCGCGCCCATTCGGCCATTAGCTTTGCGGCGCCGCGCTGGCCAGTGGCCTTCAAGGCTTTGGCCCATGCGACGGCTAGGAGAATGTCGCGCTTGGCTTTGCTCATTGCGCGCCACCAGTGAACAGCGGCAGATCATGCCCGCCGGCTTTCTCAGGCTCTTGCTCGGCCTTGCGCGCCAGCCAGTGGCGGCCTTCGCCCCGGTAGTAGGCCAGGCGCTCCTGAATATCGGCGTGATACTCGGCTTCGCGCTCGATCAGCACGGCGTTGAAGCCTTCCGCCATGCAGGCAATGCCCGTGGTGCCGGAACCGGCGAAGGGGTCCAGCACTGTGCCGCCCGGCGGCGTCACCAGACGCACTAACCAGCGCATCAGGTCGACGGGCTTTACCGTGGGGTGCTTGGAGCCCCAGCGGTCTTCCTTGTCTGCTTTGGCGGAGTAAAAGAAGCGGGCAGCGGTGCCGGTGTCACCAAAGCTGGCATTTATCTGCCCGTCTCGTGAAGCATATTCGCCGTAGACTGCTTTCGATGCAGAACCGCTCGCGCGCGCATATGGCTGGGGGCTCTTACTCTCCCCAAACGCCGCGAACGCTTCCAGCACTTCCTCGCTGCCGTCGTGGCAGACGTTGGCGGGCCAGCGGCCCTTGTCGCTGCGGTCCTCGATTGGATTACGAAGAGAACCGTCAATGGCCGCAGAAAGGGCGACGCCCTTGCCTGCAGGCTGCCGCCATGGGCGATTATTTTCTGCGTCGATTCGACAGGAACCGATATTCAGCGCCCCGGTGCCATGCTCCAGCACGTTCGCGCCGACGGATGATTCGGACAATGGCTTGCGGGCCAATATGATAGGCTCCCAGGCGGGCTTGAGGGCCGTGCCCCAGCCTTCCCATTCGCCCTTCATGTTGTGACTCTTTGGAAACCCGCTCCCGTATAGCCAACTAACGCAGTCGCGAATCTCGAAGCCACCGCCCTCAATGGCCCAGCCGATGCGATGAAAGGTCCGCGTGCCGCCGAACGCCAACAGGTGTCCGCCCGGTTTTAGCAGCTCGTAGCAGAGGCCCCAAGTTTGCGGATGAAAGCTGATACCGCCGCCGTCCCATTCCTTGCCCATGAAACCGCGCGCGGATCGCTCATAGACTCCCGTTGCGCCGTTGCTCTTGGTCGGCGCACTGCCGGGCTTGCCGAATCGCTTCACGATGCTGGTCAGGTGGTAGGGACAATCTGTCACGATGGCATCGAATCGCACGCCTTCCTCGACCATGCGTTTCATGGCCACGCGACAGTCATCGTGGTAAACTTCGATACTCACGTCTGCCCCTCCGCCTCATGTGTGCGGGCTGCCTTCTCCAGTTCATCCATCAATGCTAAGATGGCTCGTTTCGCAGGCATCGGCAGAGATGCAAAGCGAGCTGTGACGGCCCAATCGTTGTCAGGCACTACAGCGGCTTTGACCTTTTCTGCACTTTTCAGGCCGTCATACACTGCCGAGTAGGTACGGTTGTAAATTTCGGGCGGCTGGTCATGCAGCCCCCGCATGATATGCTCCGTAAGACTGCCAGCGAGATCAGCCGGCGTTTTCATCGCCTTGCCCTCTTGCTCACGTCTGCCGCTCCGCCGCCCGTGGCCATGGCGATTCGTATGGCGGGCGCTTAAAGGGCCGGGACGGAATGACGCGGCCGTTGTGGGCGGATATGGGCTGGGCCAGCTTCTTGGCTATGCGCTTGCACTTTGCTATCCGTTGCAAGTCGCCGCTGCCGTTGCTGCTGTTCCTGGACGTGCCCTTGCGGCCATAGGTTTTCGTCTTGGTGTGCCCGGCTATCCAAAGCGCGTCAGGCTTGCTGGTGCCGCCAAGGCCGAAGGCATGGGTATGTTCTTCGATGAGGTCATGGCCTTCCATGCTCTCGCCACAGCCACAGCCGCACTTGCCGTCCTGGGCCTGCCACATGGCGGCTCGAGCGGCCTTCGTGAGGCGGGCGCGCTTCATGCGTCGAAGCCTCTCCGCCATCGCTCGAATTGCGTCACGTCGGGCGTTTCTTCTCGATCTATGGTAGGATCGGCCATGGCGTTGAGCAGCTCCATCATGGAGTCACCCTCGATAATCCGCTGCCCATTATCGAGCACGTGACACTTCACTTCGACACCCAGGAGATGGAAACTGCCGGACCACACAGCCTTTGGAATATCGTCAGTCACTATGCCGCCCTCCTTGCCGCATCCCGCCGAATCTCTTTTGCCCGCACCAGCGCACGCCATGCCTTGGACATTTTCCGGTAGAATGGCAGGTGACGCGCGCCGCTCTCCCGTGCCAGCACGTAGGCGTAGGATGCTTCATAGAAGACCTGTTCGGCGTCGGTCAGCGGTTCGCGCTTCATGCCTTGACGCTCTGCTTCAGCGCCGCGAACTCTTCGGAGTCCATGACGCACAGGTCGCCCTCTTCGGCGTCCCACTCATACCAAACCTGCCCCGCCTCCTCGGCCGTGATGGGCCGCTCAATGCCCAAGCCGTGCTTGACGAACAGTTCCTGAAAGTCGGCTCCGTCGATATCCATGCAGTCGTGCGCGCGATACATGGCCACCAGCTCGACAACGAATGCGTTGATGTTCATGTTGCCAACTTCCCGCGCAAGGGCATGAACGCCGATAGATATTCCTCGACTTCTGAAAGCGAGCTGCACATCGCCACGTAAGCGCCGGCCTTCACCAGCGAGCGAGTGGTTTCATGCTGCCGTTCTGAAAGCTTTCGTCCCGGAGCCTTCAACTCTATGAAGATCGGACGGCTTTCGTGTATGATACAGAGGTCAGGCACGCCGGCCTTTTGGCCCATCGCTTTCGCAACTCCAGCCTCGGCCTTGGTGCGCTTGTAGCCGTTCGGGATGGCGAACCACACAGCGTCCTCGGGCAGCGCAATGTCGAGGTACTGCGCTACGGAACGCTGCAGGGCTTCCTCGGGTCTGTTGCGGATGCGGGTCATGCGGCTACCTCACCCCTGTCGCGGCAGAGCGGCCGGCGCAGGGGAGGCTGACGCCGACACGCTCTGCCGCTTGCGACGGCTGCGAAGATGAAACGCATGGCCGTCGCTGGGCCCGGCCTCGGGGGAGAGCCGGGACGCTGCTTGGTGAGAGACCGCAGGCCGGGCGCTACTCCGGCTGCCATCCTTAATTAGCTGGACTACGGCGGGCGTCCCCGACTTACGGAGTAGATGGCCTGCCAAGCTAGGGGCGTGTCTGCTTTCCACGCCGCCACGGTCTCTCACGAAACAGCGACTCGCTGCTTGGGAGGACAACGCGGCGGTAGCTGCGCCCCGAGACAGCCGTGCGCAGGGCCGGAACCGCTTTCCAAGTGCGCCGCGTCGCCCACCGAAACAGCGAATGCGAAAGAATCGGCCGGCCCCGCCGTTGCATTGCGCAGAGCGGGAGCCGGCCAGTTTCAGGGAGGATTCACGTCTGGGAGAAGTAGGCGTGGGCCTTCCACCCACTCGGCCGATATAGGTCACCCTCGACTGAGGGCTGCGGTCGTTTCCCGCCGTCACCACCTCGCTACCGGTTTGAAGGGGACCGTTTTGGGTGGGCCCGTCAACTCGTACCCCACAGGTGCCCCTAACCGGCCCTCTCAGGCCATGCGCGCCGGGGCCGTGCGCTGCATTCTGTGGGCGGGAGGTCATGATGCGGGCTCCAGAATGAAGCAAGCGATATGCCGGCCAGTGCCCTTGCCCTGGGATCCGTCCTCGGTCGCGAGCCAGCGCACGTCGCCCAGGTTGCGGACTTGCGCCCCTGCCGCGAGCAGCATCAATACCCACTTGTCGATCGGGTAGACGAGCACGACACGCTTACTCTTGCCGTGCTCTTCAATCGCCTTGCGCGCCCAAGCCGTTGGCCCCTTCTTCTTGCCGTCGTGAATGATCGAGCCGAATGGTGGGTTGACGTAGCTGGACGCGCCCCACTCGCAGGTCAGGCCGTCGAAGTCGTCGGGCTTCGGGTGCGGGCAGGGATCAAAGTCGAAGGCGAACTCGGCGTCCAGCGCCTCCAGCAGATCCGGCGGTGTCAGCCAGTAGTGCTTGCCATCCTCGCCGTTGCCGGCATGGAACTTGTTGTCGATCGTCTTTGGCGGCGTGCCGAATAGGTCGCTCACAGCCCCCTCCCCCTCAGCGTCACCACGTTCGCCGCCTTCGGGCTGCGCCGGGACACGGCCGGGTATTCGTTGTCGTGGCAGTAGACTGTCGCGCCCGATGCCCAATGCTCGACAGGCGGGCGCATGCGTTCCAGTTCTGCATCGACGCGGGCATGCCACCTGTCGCGCTCGCGGCGCTTGCCCGGCTCGTAGCAGGCCCAGGCTGTCACGGCGGCGGCGAGAAGGACGAGGATGGGGAGGGTCATGCGGCCCCCAAGGCGATAGCCAGCACAAGCCCAACCGCATAAATGGCGAGCACTGCTCCCGCGAATATCCAGTCTGCTCTTGTCAGCCGCGTCATCCGGGCCATCACTTCACCATCCTGGGCCGGCTGCCGTTCGGGGCGGCCAAGGCGCGCACCAGCCACTCCGCCGGGGCTATCTCGCGCCGTCTCTTGGCGGCTGCGAAAAATGCCGGCCGCTTCTCGGGCGACGGATATCCGGCGCGCGCCCATTGGTGGCGCTCCCAATTGGTCATGGCGTTGATGATGTATTGGTCGCCGCTGAGCAGCGCGTTGCAGTGCAGCCGCTTCGCCGTCATGCTCTTGCAGCGACGAAAGCGGGCGAACTTGGGGGAGCGCAGGCGGCGGGTCACGGCGCCCTCCCGTTCACGATCGCCACCGCGCGGAACCACAGGCAGCCGAGCGCGGTCCCGATCAGCAGCAGGGCCAGCGCCCACCAAGCGACGAAACCCAGCGCCAGCACGAACACGAGGCCGGCGAGCAGGGGCAGCCCGAGCCATGTCCAGTGGTAACTTTGTTGCGATCTTGTGACAGAGTTGCGACCAAAGGTTGTTATCCACAGGCCGTTCGTGTTCTGCTGATCGAAACGAACCGGGATGCTGACCCTCGTCGCGCTGTAAAGAGCGCCATTCGATTGGACTGCTGCCATGCGTCAGCCCCCGTTTCGCCGGCCGTTCTTGCGGCTGGTCTGGGTCGGCCCCGCTCCGTTGGTCAGCAGATCGGCCGCTGTGACGGCCCCCCCGGTTTCCCGGATAATGGCTTCGCGGGTGTCCCGATTCGGCTCGACTAGCCCTCTGGCGATCCGGAAAACCGTTGTGCGGTCGCGGTTTATCCGCCCCGCGAATTCCTTTTCGCTTATCCCTTTGGTGCTAAGCCACTCAGAAAGTTGCATTATGCCCTTCCTTTCCGGCAATAGTGCACCATATGCAACATTGATGCAAGCGGAATTTGCTCCACGGTTCATGGCGCTGCCGTTGCACCGCGTGCAATATCGGGCCGTGGCAAACGACAGTAGATTACCGAGCCTGGTGCTGCGCGATCTGCGCCAAGCCCGGAATCTGAGCCTGGAGGCCGTGGCCGCTGCGGTTGATACGACCCGCGAGCATTTATCCAAGATCGAGCGGGACGAGGCCGACGCCAGTCTGGCCCTTTTGCGCCGTTTGGCCGACTACTTCGGCAAAGACCTCCATGACCTGTTCCGGTCCTCCCGCCCCTTGTCCGACGACGAACAAGACCTGATCAGCGGCTACCGCACCCTGCCCTCTCAGCAGCGGGACGCCGTTCGGTCCCTGACCCGATCTCTCAGCTCCTCCGGCGCAGCCTGACCTAGTCATGGGTAGGCCGCCGGCCACGAAATAATCCTGCGTTGTTGCATGTGATGCACTTTCGCACTTGACCTTTGTTGCATGGTGTGCAATCTTGGCTCCAACAGTCATGGAGCTAGAGATGGCCGAGGCTCAGCACAACACCCCAGACAACATCATCTTCGTCATCCACGAAACGCTGACGGACGGGTCCATCGTCTACAGCGTCCGCTTTGGTGAGCGCGAATTTGCCGCCACGGGACAGGAAGAGGCCGAGGATTTTGCCCATGCCCTTGCGGACGCTATCAACGACTACACGACTGAGACCGCTGGCGTCGTGATCGAGACCTGACCCTCCCCCAAGCCCATGGAGCTAGAGATGGCCTTCGAAGAAATCAAGCCGCTCCGCCGCGGCGGACGTCGCACCAAGGAGGGGGCTCGTGTCGCCTGCTATAAGGAGGGCGATCGCCACACCTTCACGTTGCGGGTCGGCCCCCGTCTAGCCGAAACGCTGGGCTGGCGGAAAGGCAGCAAGGTGTCGGCCCAGATCGGGGTCGGCGCCGACTGCGGCTACCTTCGCGTCGCCGGCGCTGCTGACGGGCGCTACACCTTGAGCCATGTAGGCGGTCGCCAAAAGAGCCTGTCTCTTCGCAGTTTAATTCTGGCGGACGACCAGTCTCACCCGACCGAAGACATCCAGCACCGCATCGAGGACGGCGCGCTCTACATCCGCCTGCCCGATTGGTGCAACGGCGCCGCCTAACCCCGGAGCCCATGGAGCTAGAGATGAGCACGCGCTGCGCAGTCACCGTCAAAGACGACCGCCACACCTTCCACATCTACCGACACGGCGACGGCTACCCGGACGGCCCAAACGGCGTGCCGGCAACGCTTGGCCAAGCCATCCCGTTCGCTTGGCCCCTTCCTCGCTTCGAGGCCATGGATTTTGCTGCCGCCATTATTCGGGCGTGGAAGGAGCGCGGTGGCGGAAACATTTACTTCTGTGCTGACCCTGATCTGCACGGCGATCTGGAATGGCGCTACACCGTCACCTTCGAGAACGGCGCTTTGCAGATCGAGGTGTTCGACGTGTACGAGGGCGCCATAGCGTTCAAGGGGTCGTTTGAGGGGGCTGTTGCGCATTTTGCGCCGGCCACTGCCTATACCCCCGGAGCCGCCCCATGTCCACCGCCCGCCAAGCCCAGGAGCGAAACAATGCTCGAACACGCACAGACAATCGCTTTTCATATTGAGCGCCTTGCCAAGGAGCCAGGCAGTGGTTTGTCGCGTGACGCCGCGCGCGAACTTGCCGATGCGGGCCGGAGTCTAGACGAAGAGTTGGACCGGTTGGCAAGCGAAGTGCGCGCGCTCCGGAACATCGTGGCCAGTCTTCGGCGCAAGTCCGAACGGCAGCGCCCCGGCAAGAAGGCGAAGTAGCAGCGCAACAAGGAGCGAGACGATGGTTGATTTGAAGTTGGATCAAGAGCGGCTCGAACAAGCAATCGTTGACCGCGCCGTGGATGAACTGCTCGGCGGCGAAGGCCGGATTGACGTGCGAATCGGCGATGAGATCAAGCGCCAAGTGAGCGAGGTGCTGGCGAAAACGTTGCACACGAGAATCGAGGCCGCCTTGAACGAGGTAATGTCGCGAGCGCTGGACACCGAGATGCAGCCGGTCAGCGTGTGGGGCGAACGCGAAGGCAATCCCACCACCATCCGCGCCGCGCTTCACGAGCGAGCCCGAAACTTCTGGAATGAGAAGGTCGACAGCAAGGGCGAAAAATCGACTTACGGCGGCCGGCCCCGTTGGGAGCACGTCCTGTCGATCATGGCCACTAAAGAATTCGAGTCCGCGATCAAGCAAGACATCGTGAATGTCGCGGCGGCCATCAAGGACAGCGTGCGCGAGACGTTCTATGCGGAGGTCGACGCAAAGCTCAACGAGTATTTCAAGGTCAAAAGCGCCGAAGACCAGAAGCGAAAGAAGTGACCCCCGAACGGCAGCGCCAGCAGCGCGCCAAGGGCAAGTAGGAGTGAGACGATGAGCCAGAGATTCAGCACTTGCCGGTTTTGCGGAGAGTCCAGCTACAACACCAGCGAGATGGTCAAGTACGGCACGCGTCACTACGCGCACCATCGCTGCTATCTGGACGCTGGCAAGCCGCTTGATGATCTGCCCGACTGGAAGATCGTCTCCTTTCCCTACCGTCTATTAGAAGAGCGCGGTCTTACTTGTGTGGCCTATGAGGCAAACCGACGACTTGCGGAGCGCGAGAACAGTTAGTGGCCCGCCGCGCCGGGCGGCAGGGACAGGAGAGACGAGGATGAAGTTCAAACGCAAGAATGCCGAACGGCTCCGCGACTTCATTGCGAGTGAGAAATATGAGTTCGACATGGGCGAGATGTACCCGCGACCCAGATGCGGAACCGCTGGCTGCATCGGAGGCCATGCCGCCGTGCTGTGGCGTGACGTACGCACGGCCGTTGTCGGTGGAGATTACAGTTTCTGCGACGGAACCTTGGCGCACAAATTGGGCATCAGCTATGACGCCGTGCGCTCCCTGTGCTGGGAGCCGCGCACAAGAGCGGGCCATGAGTTGCAGTACGAGCGCGTCACCCGTGCCATGGCCATTGCTGCTCTTAACGACCTCATCGCCAACAATGGCGAGCGCGTCAGGTTCCCCTCGCCTCGCAAGCGCAACGCCTCCGCGCCGGGCGGCTCCCGGTAACCCTGGCCCTGCCCTGTCCTAGCCCCCCTGCCCGGCCGCCCGAGAAAGGGATGAAGCAATGCATGATGAAGAAACTGCTCAGCTGCTCTGGTGCCCGTTCGCGCGGGTCCAGGTGGGCTATGGCGGAGACGGTGGTGGTGCTTTCGCGGCGGTCAATCGGACGTGGGACTGGATACGCAAGCATCTCGGTTGGGAGACTGGCGACGATGAAAGCGAAGTCTGCAACTGCATCGCCAGCAAGTGCGCGGCTTGGCGGTGGGACATGCCACCGGAGCACGACGCAGAGACCGGCGAAAAGATCAGCGATGCGATAGGCCACTGCGGACTTGCGGGTCCCAGCGGCGAGGCGTGGCGCCCTGGTGCGCTGGCCGGCGCCAAGGAATAGTCCAATGTACAGCATCATAATTCTCGCCTGCCTCGCCACCATCGCCCCGCGCGACTGTACGGAGCAGACCGCGCGCGTGGTGATGCGAGGCCCGGACGCGCCCAACTCCATCGCATGCGGATTCCTCGGGCAGGCATTTTTCGCGGACAGCGCGCTCGGCAAGGAGCTGCACGCCGATGAGTACATAAAAGTCATCTGCCGCAATACCGTGACGGCGCCCGCGCTGGCAACTACAGGAGAGTGACATGCCGTTCGATTCCGTGACGTTCAAGCTACCCGCCGTCAAGCCGGCGACGTTCGATCCCGTGTTGCGCGAAGGCCTCGCCGGGCTGGCGCAGCTTGAAGAAGCGTTGCTGCATTCGGAGTGGTGGAGCAGCCATCGGTGGACTTTTGAAGTCTACTTCCAGAGCGGCAGATGCGGGACTGCCGGCTGCGCCATAGGCGTCATGTGTGCTGTGTGGCCCGGCCAATTCCCAAACCCAAACACCTCCATGCTGCCGACGCTAGCGCGGCGTCTCGGGCTGTCTATCGACGAGTACTGCAGCGTCTTTCTCTTTTCGTCGTGGGTGAGGCAGGGACATAACCCTTTCACAGTCACCCCCGTCATGGTCGCCAACGCAATCGACGCCCTGCTGGCGGCGAAGGGCTGGAAGGGCTGAGTTATGTTCTTCGACGGCCGCTCTCTCGACTCTCTCGCCGACTCCCGAGACATCGCGGAGGACTTGCGGCTGACCCTACAGCAGTGGCGGGAGACGTGGCGGCGCTGGGTTGACTACCACGGGATGCTGCCGGACGACGAAGATATCACCAGTTTCTTGGATGAGATCGACGGCATTCTAGCAGGGCAGATCAAATCTGCCAAGGAAGCCGAAGAGTTTTCGCCGGAAGCCCGTGACGATCAAGAGCACACCGACCGCGAGCGGCAGATAATCAGGGACGCACAGATATGAAACTCACGCGAAATGGCTTTAGGGCATGGCTAGCGAAGAAGGGGCCGCGTGAGGTGGTGGGGAAGCGCGGCAGCCCGTGCCGGTGTCCGGTTGGGAGTTACCTATGCGAAATGACGGGCACCCAGACTGCGTATGTTGAAGGTGAGCAGTACTGCACACAAGGGCGCTCGCCACAGAAAAGCCCGAAGTGGGTTTTGCCGTTCATCGAGCGCGTCGATAGGGGCCGGATATTTACCAACATCACCGCCCGCACCTGCCTGCGCATCCTGGACGCGATCCCATGACCGGCGAGCGGCAGATAATCAGGGACGCACAGATATGACCCCAGACGAACGCGAACACGAATGCAACCGACTGTCGCGCGAGACCGTGAATTTTATGGTGGGCCGCTTGCAAGGCATAGAAGGGACCGGCCTTCGCGGGACGGCCGACTTGGAGGGCGAAATCTGGAGTTGGCTGTGGGACCACGCAATTTTCAAGGGAGAGGTTCCTAAGCCATGACCGGCACCGCCGCAGCCATCACCTTCCTGACCGTTTCGGCCGGGCTGCTGCTGGGCTTGGCTGTGCATGTGGTGCGGTGGTGGCGGGAGATGGAGAGGAACGGGAAATGAGCTGCGAATGCGTGATTTTAGTGCGCCACCCCAACGATAAGGTGACAGCACTAATGGAAGACGACCTTGAGCACATTGCTGTGTTCCCGGATTTGGACGCGGCTGTCGATCTGGCGAGTGAACACATCCTTTGCCAGGCGCGTCCGTATCAGATCGTTGAACTGGACGAACTGTAATGGCCACCCTTCGCCAGAACGCTCCGGCCCACCGCTATGGGCTGTTCGCCCGCTTGCTCGCATGGCTGCGGCCGATGCCGACCGAACGGCTGCGGAACACTGTAACGAAACGCCGGCTGCTCGTGCATGGCATTGCGGCAACGCAGCCGAGAAGGAGGCTGGGGTGACCCCCGCCGCACAGCAAGCCCGCGCCACCGGCTTCACGGCAACGCTCTATCTGCTGCTAGGGGCCGGGCTCGTCGCGCTGGCGCTGTGGTTCGGGGGGCTGTGATGGACAACACGCAAGCACTCGACCGCGCGGCCCTGGGCATTCTCAGCTCGTGCCATTCGATGCGGCTTTCGATGCAGGGCGGCGGGCAACTGACCGGCGATGCCCGAAGGCACCTGCTGCTCGCGCGGGCCTACATGGACGCCGTGTTGCGCGGGGACATCCCGGACGCGGCGAAGTGCTATGAGGCCATGTACGCGGAGCTGTATCGCAAGGGAGAGGCGGCATGACCCCGCGCCAAGCGGCTAATCTCAGATTACAGGAAAAGTCATGCGAAAGCTGCCGCTATTTTCGCCTTCACAACACAGTCGCCACGTCCAGCGAGTGCCTGCTGTTGGGGACTACGCTTGGCATTGTATCGAATGTCAATGAAGAGGCCTGGCTACACGAATGGGCGCGGGCGCGTGTCTGTGATTGGTGGAAGCGGCGTCCGTCAACGTGGGCTGTACGGTCTGAAGGCGTAGACAGAAACCCGCATTGGGTTGACCCGTACATATCCCGCGACAGGAAGCACAGACAGCTTGCGAAGCTTATGCGCACCGCGAAGACAGGGGGCTCGAAATGACCCCCTGCATCTCCTGCGACCGCTGCGAAATGCCGGACGGGCCTAAGAATACCTGGGGGTGGCTCTGCCTGCAATTTCCCCAGGATGAGATCGACCCCGTTACCGGCGGCGTGCTGGCGCCCTACAAGCTCTGCCGCGACGTTCGCAAGATCACGGTGGCGAATCAGTCGGACGGCGACTGCGCATTCTACATCGACAAGCCGCCCGAGAAAATAGCCGTGGTCAAGGAGACCAGGGGCGAGAAATTGGTGACGTACAAGGATAAGGAGACAGCGTGATGGCCTATCACGGCACTTTCGCTCGGCACGAGCCGGGCAACTACGGCGGCAAGCTGATCATCACGACCGACAAGGGCGAGTGGAAGATGGACAACAACTTGCCGCAAGGCACGCCCCTGCCCGCCCCCGGGACTCCAGTCGCCTTCGAGGCCGAGAAGAAGGGCAACTACTGGAAATGCAAGAGCATGACGCCCGCGAACGGCGCGGCCTACCAGGCGCCCGTCCCGGCTGCCTCAGCGGCCCACTACCAAGCGCCGCCACCGGCTTACCAGCCGACGCCCAGCGCCGTGCAGGTGGACCAGAAGGATGTCCATATCTTCATCACGGGCGTGCTGCAGCGCTTCTATGCCGCCCAGGGCATGCCCACGGCCACCGGCGTCTATGACGACATCATGCGGCTCAAGAGCGCCTATCTGGCGGCCATGACGGGAGGCCCACGGCCACAGGCACCGGGGGAGTCTCCCCCTACAGGCGGCCCGCCCCCTGGGCACCCGGCCAATATGGATGACATCCCATGGACGGGGTGATCCCGGTTGACGAACTGACCGAACGCTTCCGGCTGGCGGCCGAAGAATGGGCCGCCCGCGACGGCGAGGCGTGCCGGCTGGAGGAAATGAAAAAGATCATCTTCTCCGAGCTGGTCAACCAATCCGAAGCGTCCTCAGTGGCGGCCCGGGAACACGAGGCCTACGCGAACACGGTCTACCGCAGCCATATCGACGCCATGGTGACGGCGCGCTCGGCCGCGAACGTCGCGAAGGCCAAGATGCAGTCCATGCAGATGAAGTTCGAGTGCTGGCGGACGCAAAATGCCACCAGACGCGCGGAGATGAAAATCCTATGACAAAATGGGCGCCTATCCATGGCTTCGAATCCCTTTACGAGATATCGTTCTCGGGCCAAGTCCGCTCCACCAAGGGGTACTCGCTGTCGCCTTGGCGCAACCGGAATGGATATTGGATGATAAGCCTCTCTGGTAGAGGGCGGCGCACCCATCGTTATATTCACCGGCTGATGCTAGAAAGCTTCATCGGGCCCGCGCCAAGCAGGCGGCACACCGCTTGCCATAATGACGGCGATAAAAGCAACAATCACCTGAGCAATCTTCGTTGGGACACGCGGCTTGCCAACCACCTGGACAAGAAGCGGCACGGCACCTTTCAGGCCGGTGAAAATCATGGCATGGCCAAGCTATCCGAGGCCGACGTGGCGGCGATCCGCGCCAGTAGCACCCCAGGCGTCGAGTTGGCCGCTCGCTTTGGCGTAACCCCGACAACCATCAGCCACATACGGCGCGGGCGCACTTGGCGCACCAAGAATGCGACACGCCGGGCCGAGATAGGAATCAGGTAGCAGCATGACCGCCATCACCACAGCCGGCGAGAACTTTCGCCTGACCGAGACCTGCCCTCGCTGTGGTGGAGAGGGGACAATTGAAGCCGGATTCTGGCCATGCCCGGATTGTAAAGGTAGCGGCGAGATCGAGAGCGATGATGAATGCTACTGCGACTTTGCATCGCGGGAGTTCTTCGGATGTTTTGACCGCAGTCACGCCGCGCCGTGTCCGCAGGCCAGGGAGAAAAAGTAGATGATCAAGCAGCTAAATTTTAAGGGGCGCTGCTGCGGACGCAAGCCGCTCCCTTACAAGCGCCCGCCACATTTGTTCTGTCCCCGCTGCGATGCAAGTTTCAACCCGAGCACGGGCCGGCAGATACCTAATTGGGCCTACAGGCTGACAGATGATGGTGATTTTGTGCGCACCGCTCCCGGTCTGACACCCAAGGGAATTGAATCATGAGCGACGACATAAGCCGCACTCTCAGCTTTCTCGCCAGCGCAGGCCCCCTCGCCAACACGACGGTCAGGAACGCCGACGCCGACAAAATCATGCTCGACACGGGCGGACAGATCATGGCGCGCGGCTACCTCTACAACATCAAAAGCGAGAGGGTGAGCCCTGGTGTGTGCCGTCTCTCGCTGGAAAGGGCCAACTAATGTCCTGGCTACGCTGCGATAGCTGCGGTGATCTGATCAACGCCGACAACCACCCGGAAGCCTACGACGAAAAGCAGGACGCTTGGCTGTGCGAGCGCTGCGGCAGTTGGGGCATCTGGACCATGGAGGAATTTGAGCGGGAGATGCAGCCGTGAGCACGGTCGAGACAATTACCGGCGCCGGCCTGAACTTCCAGGCCATTGATTACGTGCAGTGGATTGCCTGGGCTGAGTGCGAGTACATCCAGCTTCGGGATGACTGGCCCGGGGCATACGATTGGGCAGCAGCTTACAAGCGCGGGCTGTCGCCAGAGACGGCGGCGAAGGAGGCGGACGGTGAAGCTGAGTAAAACCAAGCTACGCACAGATGCGCTTGCCCTTCTGCACTGTTACAGCCCGCTCACTTACGGCATGTCATGGCCGCGCGAAGTGGCAAGGTATGCCGAGGCAAAGGGCTGGATAGAGTGGGTGCCGCCTCAGTTTGGTACGACACTCTACGCCATGACAGACGCCGGCCACCTCGCTCTCCAGGAGCATGAGAATGACTGACATGAGCAACGCAAGCTATCTCATATTGGCCGACAGGGCGGATGACCCAGGGGCCATGTCGGCGGCTATTTGCGTCCTGGTGGCGCGGGTGGAGGCGGCGGAAGAGAAGTACCGCAAGACACGAGATTGGCGCGGCCCCGACCTGACCGAGGACGACGCTAATCTTGCCCAGAGAATCGTGTCGCTATGCTACGCCGTTTGGAGCAACAACGACGATGACGAGAACGATAGCGACGGCGGGCTCATCCAGGCAGTAGCTCTCGAACTGGAACCACGCCGCTATCAGGCCCAGGCCGCTGAGCGCGCTCTTGCTGAGTCCGAGGCCGCAAACGCGGGGCTGCGGGAGGCGCTGGATCAGATCATCGAATGTGAGAGTGTCCGGCGCCAAGGCGGCCCAGCACCCGAAGACCTGGAGACATTGGACCAGTCTCTAGGCGATGCCGTGCAGTTGGCCGCCGATGCGCTGACGCAACCCGCCCCTTCGCGTGTAGCCGATCTGGCGAAAGCTGCGCGAGAGTTTGTGCAGCACTGCAATGCGTGCGGTGGCGAAGGCTTCATTTATCCGGGCTGGCCAGAAGAAGAATATGGGCAAGCGCCTGGCTCTTCTAAGCGGCCGTGCCCCTATTGCGCCCCGCTTAAGACGGCACTCGCGTCTTTCCCGGAGCCGGAGCCGGAGGTGAAAGATGAGTGACACATACTTGGGATTCGCCGAAGAACTAATAAAAGACATTATGGCCGACCCGCGCGGCCCTAGAGTCATTGGCGTGCTGATACGAGAGCTGACCAAAGAAAAACAGGCCGGCATCCGCCAGGGCCGCGTCAAGGCGCTGCTGGCGGTGGCGGAGTGGCATGACGCGGAAGTCACAGGCTTTTTGGCCGGCGTGCCAGACTGTGACCAGCCCTTCACCGACTCACAGTGCTGGTGCTTAACAATGGCAGAAGGGCACAAATATAGCGCCGCCCACTGCCGCGCAGAGGCGGCGAAGCTGGCGAGCGAGGGCGATGGGTAAATGGGAAATGCACGAAGCCCGGCTGATGGAATGGGAGGCCGAAGTCGGCATCCTTGGGCGGCTCATTAATTTTCTCACATTCGGATGGTGGACAAGATGCGTGCTGAAATATCCGAGGCCCCGTCCATGACTGACTCCCTCCCCGCTCTCCTGGCCCGCCTGGAGGAGGCTGACGCGGGCAGCCGGGCGTTCTGGTGCCATGCGTGCGGCTACGTCGCCGTGGTGGACCCGCATCATCACTCGACCGAACTGAGATCTTCCTTGCAAGACTGTAACCACCCGGCCGAGTGGGGCACGCCCGACGATTGCGCCGCAGCTCTCCGCGCAAAGGAAGCCCAAGCGGCAGAGAAGGGGTAGGCGATGGCAGAGCCCAAAGGCGTAGTCATGTGCTTCATCGCGCCGGGCGGCCGCGTGGTGGCGTCGGTAAGCGACTTTGACCGCAGCGGGTATGGCGGGTTCTCTCTGGCCGAGGGACAGCGCCACAGGTGCCGCAACAAACTCGCGCGGGCGGTTGTGCAAGAAACGTGCTCGTTCGCCATCAGCGATGCGCTTGAGCTTTACGATTGCGGCCAAATCATCGAGAGAATGGAACACAAGGGCTACCGCGCACACACCGTCTACATCGGCCACGAAACCGAGGACGCCTAGCCCATGACCGCCCTGCCCACCGATCGCCTGACATACGAGGAAGCGGCCGAACTGCTGGACCCCGCCGGCAAGGAAGGCGTGACCGTCCGCACGATCCGCCGGCTTGTGGAAAAGGGCGTGTTGCAGAAAGTCAGGATCGGACGCCATCCTACGGTGTTCAAGAAAGAGCTACTGGCTCTGGCGCTGGAGGGATCATGCCGACATTCTACAGGCCCGGCGAGCGACGGGGAAACGAAACCTTCATCGTCCGGGGATCGATCGACGGACAGCCTCGTGAGCTTCGCTGCAAAGCGGCGGCAACAAAAAAGGCCGCCCAAGAGGAATGGGAGGCCTTCAAGCGGCAAGTCCGCGACGATCGGGATGTTGCATCGGCAACGTTTTCAGACGTGATGCAGGCCTACATGGATGCCAAGGACCCGTCCAGGAATGACCGTCGCTATCTCGGCCGGCTCAAGGGGGCGTGGCTCAAGGGGCGCAAGATGAAGCTGGGCAACGTGCCGGTGGGCGACATCGTGCAGATGGATATCGATCAGGCAGCGGCTGTTCTCTATCCGGGGGCCAGGCCCTCGACCAAGAACCGGCAGGCCTACGCGCCGGCCGCCGCCGTGCTGCACTACGCAGCCGGATCGGAGATCGTCCCATGGCGCCGCATTGCCAAGCTGAGAGAGGCCGAGCCCGAGACCCGGAGGCCCCTTCAAGGCACCGCAGCGGCCCTCCTAGACGCCGCTGAGGGTATCCAGGGCGAGTTCCTGCTGTTCCTGTTCCTGCAAGGTTGGCGCATCAGCGAGAGCCTGGGCCAGAGATGGGAGGACACGGACTTGCAGGCCCGGATCTTCCGTGTCTGGGTGTCGAAAGTAGGGAAGTGGAAGACCATCCACATGCACCCCGAGGTGTTCCTTGTGCTGGCGCAGCGCTCGCGGGACGAAGGTCCGCTCTGGCCCTGGCGCGACCGGCACGACGTTTACCGTTGGCTGCGGCCGCTGCGCAACCGGGCCGGCGTCCGCTTCACGCCGCACATGGCCCGGCACGAATGGGGCTCGCAGCAGAACGAGGCCGGCGGCACGGCGCGCGACGCCATGGAAGGCAACACCTGGACGAACGTCAAGTCCGTCATGCGCTATCAGGCGCCATCCGCCGAGCACGGCCGCAAGATCGCCAGCCGGGTGACAATCGGGGCAAAAACCGGGCTGCGCCATGCCAAATAGTTGGAATGCAACGGGACATGCCACCCTTGGTAAGGGTGGGGTCGAGTGTTCAATTCACTCCGGCGGCACCAGCCATCCTTCTGAAATTCCACACAATATGCTATATTCATTCGCGCGCGAAGTGCCGTGCGTTGACGCGAACGCCCGTGGAACATCGCGAGAAACCGGGGCAGATTCGGGGCAGGCCGTTCCGGCTCTGTCCGCCACTTAGGGAGAGGTTGCCGTGGGCCGGGAGAATTTGCTTTCAGCGTCCCATACCGCGTTGCTCGACAGTCCAGCGCGGGGGTTGGACGACCCCTATATGGCCGGCGCCAAGACTTCTCTCGATCTAGTGGCCAAATACGGCTCGCCGGACGCCGCGAGGAAGATGCTCGCGGACATTCAACAAAAGCGCAAACGGACGACCCTAGAATACGACAAGCTGAGCGAATGGGTCCGCGCTCTAGAGAGCCTGCAAGAGATAGCATCCGGCAAGTCGTCTGACGGCCTTGTGCCCGATCATGAGGGATTCCGCAGCAAGTTCCTATGTCGCGCCATCCGCAACGACAGCCCGATCTTTGTCGCTATCGAGGGCGGCGACAAGCGGCTGGCCGATAGGATCACGCTTGCCCAGAAGTTCAAGATTGTTGAGCCCATCCCGGACATGAAGCACCTGTTCCACTTCGGAATCGAGCTTCACAAGTCTGGGCTGCTGCGTCTGCCCTATGACCCCATGTATATCGAATATGTCGAAATGTACAGCGCCACACGCCTGCCGACAGTCCTGTTTATCGAGAAGGGCGTCGTCCAGGTCATTGTCCACCATTGCCGCCACTGGATTGTCTGCAATCCGGTTCCGCTTTGGAGCGACATGACCGACTCAGGCGAACACTTCGTCCTGGTCTCTTTTTTGGTTATGCTGGCGTCTCGCTCGACCGAGGTCTTGCCAAGCCACGAAAACGGCAACCCCATGACTGCAGTCGAGGCAGCCGGGCGGCGATGCTCACATCACATTGTACGCCTGAAAGCTTTCGCACCTAGCGCACACCATGGCGGGCACCATGCCCCTCCCCGGCTTCATTGGCGACGCGGGCACGTCCGCCGTCAGCGTTACGGTATTGGCCGCCGTCGAACCAAGACGATCTGGGTAGCGCCGGTCCTGGTCGGCGATGCAGAGCGCGGCGTCGTGACACACGATTACCAGTTGGCCGCCAAGCCCGCCTAACGCCGGCTGTCCGGCAAGAGAGAGGTAGAGATGGCACACACAAGAGTGGACAACCCCTACAACAGTACGCCGTTTTCATCGTGCTGCGGCATAGCTTCGCAAGACGCAAACGGGCGGCCCGACGACCATTGCCATAAATGCGGGCAAGCAATGACGCACCACGATAATGGCCTGCCGCCACGTAAGCCGGGGTACTGCCTTATGTGCGGCAAAGCGTACTCGGTTTGCTACTGCTAACCCCAGCCCGCCTAGCACCCCTGGAGGAATGGCCATGACGGATAGAGACAGGCTGGCGGGAATCAAGGCGCGGCTCAAGTATGATCCCGCCCTCAGTGATCATTATGACGTTTTCTGGCTCATCGCCGAGCTAGAGGCCGCATGGGAGCGGCTGGGAAAGATCGAAGAGGACGAGGGAGAGTGCCCATGACCTCCCCCACCCCACCGGCCGGCCCGAGCGAAGAGGCCGTCAAGGAAGCTAGCCGTGTTATGACTGAATGCATCGCGAAGAACGGCGGCCAAAACATTGCTTACTATCTGGCCATCGCCCTTGACGCCTGGGGCGAAGCAGCGCGGCGGGAAGGGGCGGCCGGGGAGCGGGAGGCCACAGCGCAGTGGTGCGATGAACGCGCCGCTGTCTTCGATCAGCATGCGGCCAACTGCCGCAGCGGCCAAAGCGCGAGCGAATGTCTGCGCCTGTCCAGCGTGTATAAAGAATTCGCAGAACGCATCCGAGCCCGTGCGCCGGCCGGGGATGCGACCGCCAAGGAGGAATAGATGTTGCCGCTCTTAAGACGACTTCGAGACTGGCTGACGCTTGCAGACTATGACGCTGCCAAGCGTGACGCCACCAAACAGGTTGTTGCCCGATACTCTCGAAACATCGCCGCGCAGCATGGTCGCATACTGTTCAGAGAAGACCAAGAGCGCATGCACGCAGAGGCGGTTAAGATAGCCAAGAAGTGGGAGAAGCGGGCCGCCAATCACAAAGCCCGCCAGTGAGGCGGGCGGGAGGAAAGCGATGGACGCACAGCAGACGCTAAACTTCTGGTTCTTCATCGCAGAGGGCGTCAGCGGCTATCGAGAGGTTGATGTTGCCTGCTGCAGTTTG